AGATCCAGATCCCGGCCAGCATGCAGGCTTCGATACCCATGCGCGCCCCGATCCGCGCCACGGTCAAGACCGTGTGGCAAGCGATGGTCGGCACGGTGCGCGAGGTCCTTGGGCTGCGGGAGAATTTCCACACCACGCTGGAGGGCGTCCTGCGGGTGGCGCACAGCCTTGAGCGCCCGGAAGCGCCGGGAGTTACCCTCGGAAGTAGGCGGCTGCTGGGAGGGGCAAGAGAGGCCGGTGGACCGTCAAGGGAGGGCGTCGAGAGCCCGACTGAGCTGTTCCGCGACAAGATCCCCAAGAACATCGCCGCCGGCAACGCCGTGGCCATCGCCAAGGACGTGATCGCCCATCCGGTCGACAATCTGGTGGCGAAGGTGCGCGGCATGGCCGACACCGCCAAGCCGGGCGGAGCGCTCCATGCGCTGGCCCGCAAGTTCGAGACATGGGAGCAATTCGGCCAGCGCACTGACCACCTGTTCGATAGCGGCGTGGCCAAGAACATCCGCGACCTGTCGCTCAAGAAAGGCGCTAAATCCACACGGCTGCAGGAAGAGGGCAACGACATTGCGGCCGCGCAAATCCGGTTCCATGAGCGCCATCCCGAAGCCTACGAGGACATGGCGAACCTCCTGAACGACGCCACGTCGCGGGGGTTCGACCCGTCCAGCCCTATCGGCCATGGCCGCAATTCGTGGCTCGAGCCGTCGCAGAAGGTCAAGGACCTGATTGCCAAGGGCGCGTCTCCCGAATCCGTCGCCCATGAGATAGCGATGAACAAGTGGGAGCCGCTCGCCCACGCCACTGACCTGACCCGGCGCTATGACGAGCTGGTCAAGGCCCACCCTGACGTGAAGCCCCTGATGGAGAACGTGTTCAGGTTCTTCGAGAAGTCGCAGGAAGGCCAAGCGTTAGGGCACATAGAGGGCGTCCTGACGGCGAGCAATTTCAAAGGGGATGTGAAGGGTGAAGCCAAATCACTTCTCGAGGCCCGCAACCTCAAGGAATGGCGTGAGGCTGTCGAGAAGGAACACGGCGACGTGGCGCTCGGTGAAATCGTCAAGGCGAAAGCTCTCGTCGGCGGGCAAGGCCCTTACTCGCCCCTCATGCGGCGCGGCGACTTCGTAGTGCATGGCGAGTACCATGTCGCGGAGCCGAAGAACGCCATCAACAAGGTCGGCGACGACACTTGGGAGTTCAAGACGCGGGAGGAAGCGCAGCGCTTCGCTGCGGAAAGCAAGCTGCACTCCAATCCGAGAATCGTCCGGTACGACCCCGAGACGGGGGAACGCACCACCAAGGAGGGCGCGATCTCGCATGGCGGCAAGGGGCCGGGGACTGCGGAGGAACGCTTTGCGGTTACCCTCCAGCGTAAGCACGTCGAGTATTTCGAGAAGCGCAAGGAGGCCGAGGCCCGCCTCAAGGAGCTGGCTGACTCCGGGATCATGTCGAAGCTGTCGGAAGTCGAGAACCGCATCGAGCGGCCGGGGATGGAGCGTGAGCTGACGTCCTCGGGGGCGCAGACGATCATCAAGAAACTCGAGCAGTCCGACGCCTACAAGGCTGCGACAAAGGGTCAGCAAGCCGCCATGCGCCAGTCGCTGATCGAGTCGGCGATGACCATGCAGTCGGGCAACCGCATCCAGTCGCGGCGGCTTCCTCGCCGGCGCGTGGGCGGCGCGTCCAGCGACATGATCCGCAACATGCTGGACTATAACCGCTCACAGGCGAATTACCTCGCCAAGCTGGAGTTTCAGCCGCAGATCGAGGACGCCATCGCGGCCATGCGGAAAGAGCAGGAGGCCCGCTACGATACCCTCGCGGGTAACACCGGCGGCGGGGCGCGCTCCGACGCGGCGAACGAGATCGAGGACCGGGCGCGGGCGGAGGACCCCAACCAGTACACCGGCAAATACGCCGACGCCTCGCGCCGCATAGGGATGTATTCCTACGTCGACCGCATGCTGCGCCCGTCGCATCTGATCCTGCACCAGACCCACCTCCCCATGATCACCGCGCCTATCATCGCGGGGCGTCATGGGCTGGCGTCCACCTACGCCATGATGCTCAAGACGTGGAAGAAAGTCGGCGGCGCAGCTTACAAGGCTGGCGGCAAGGACTTCGCTTCCTCCGTTGCGGACAGTCTCCACAAGGGCGCTGACTACCAGAAGCTGATGAAGGAGCAATTCGCGGGCGACGCCGACGCCGGGCGGCTCGGCCAGATGTGGGATCACCTCGAAGAGATCGGGATGATCCACCCACAGGCGGGCATCGAGGTCGAGAAATATGCGCCCACCCGGCAAGCGGGCGGCGCGCTCGGCTTGGCCGACAGCGTGATGAACAAGCTGGACACCACGTTCCGCCACGCCACCAACGCGACGGAGGCGATCAACCGCTATGTCGGCACGGCGATGGCTTATCGGCTGGAGTTCGCCAAGCTTACTCGCGAGGGTAAGAGCTCTGCCGAAGCGCATGAGGCGGCGACGGATTACGCCCGCAAGATCCTGAACGACACGCAGGGCTTCTACAGCGGGGTGAACGCCGCGCCGATCTTCAAGAACCCGTGGCTCAAGCCATTCCTGCAGTTCCAGCAGTTCCCGCAGATGATGTATAATCTGCTCGGCAAGACGGCGGGAAAGATGTTCACCGGGTCGAGGGAGGAGAAGCTGCAGGCTGCGGGCTCACTCGGCGCGATCCTGCTCACGCACACCCTGATGACCGGCGCGCTCGGCGGCGTCCCGACAGAGCCGCTCAAGGTCCTCGGCCTGATCTCGAAAGGCATGGGGCTGACGGAGGGCGACTGGTCCGATGTCGAGCGCTCGGCGCAAACTTACCTGAACAAACAATTCGGGCCGGAAGTCTCCAACCTGATCATGCACGGCGTGGGGCAGACCCTGCTCGGCGTCGACCTCCATCACCGCCTCGGCCTGAACTCGTTCAAGACTTTCGGCTTGCCGGATGACCCCGACGCGAAAAGCATGTCGGCGTTCCTCATGAACCAGATCGGCGGCGCGCCTTACGGACTGGCGACGGACGTGTTCCACGGCTTCCGGCAGATGATGGACGGCGACCTCACCGGGGGCGCGACCCGCATGTTGCCGCTACAGGCGCTGCGGGACGTCCAGCGGGCGTGGGAGGGCGGTCCCAAGCGCGGGGAGCCCTATACCGCCGGCGACACCGCCAAGAGGCTCCTTGGCTTCACGCCGCTCACTGAGAGCGAGCATGGCAATGAAGCCGCCCTGCTGCGGTCGCAGAAGAAGCAGTACACCGGCCAGCGCCTCAAGCTGATGGGCGAGTGGGCTGACGCTACCCCCGAGAGTAAGGGCAAGGCGTGGGCCAAGATCCAGAAGTTCAACGAGGACCTGCCGAAGGACTCCCGCATCACCATGAGCCAACTGAGCACATTGAAGAAGCGCCGGGCGAAACAGGAAGAGGACGAGGACCTGAACGTCGCCGGCGTGAAGCTCGACAAGAAGACGAAGTTCCTTGGCCAGCGGGCCCGCGAGCTCTACCCTGAGCAGTAACTGTATAGAAGAGGAACATGGTCATGGCGGGGAGGATTTTTGAGGCTCTGCACGAGAAGGCCGGCAAGGGGAAAACGCCGCGGCATGCGGCTCCGAAGGATAAGGCGAGGGGGGAGAGTGACAAGTCCCGCTTCGAGCGGCGACTTGGAAAAAAGCAGTCGTCAGTGAAAAAAGGAAAATGAAATGGCGCGCGAACGCGACTACGGGAAAGAGTACAGCCAATATCATGGAAAGCCCGCTAAGGTTGCGGAACGGTCGCAGCGCAACAAGGCGCGCCGCCAGATGGCAAGCGAGGTGGGCGAAGCCAAGATTGCGGGCAAGGACGTCCACCACAAGAACCCGATCCGGTCGGGCGGCGGCAACGGCGGCGGCAATCTCGGCGTAGCCACCCCGGCGAAGAACCGGGCGTGGCGCAAAGGCCAGAAGGGCCAGCTCTGATTTACCCCTCGAAGTAATCCTTGATCGTCGTGCCGTTGACGTCGATTTCCAGAAGGTACTGGGTCATCGAGGCGTGGATGGTGCCCGACGCCATGCAGCCGTGGACCACCTTGACGCCGAACTCCTTATCCAGAGCTTTCGTGATCGGGGTGCGGGCGTAGCCCCGGTGCTTCAACCACTCATACAGCCGGGCGCGGGTGAAGCGGATCAGGCCGTCCTCGACCCCGACTTGGACATAGATCGTGTCGAGGCGGGTGTCGTCGTTGAGCACCTTGATCCCGGCGGGCTTGCCCTGCTGAATCCAGATGCGGTTGGTCCTGATGGTGTGCCGCGCCCGCATGTCGTTGAGGAATCCGCCCAGCACTTCCGAGATATTGATCGCGGTATTGAAGTCGACCGGCTGGCTGTTGCGCTGGGCCCGCATGTCGGACAGCGTCGCCAGCATGAACGCCTTGAGCTGATCCTCGTCGATCTGGGTGAGCTGCAGGAAGTTGGAGTAGCGCGCCCCCATGAGGACGCATGCGATGAGCGAAACCCAGAAGCGCTCGTCCGGCCGGGACTGAGTTTCGACTTCGAGCGCCACCAGCATGTCGCCGACTTCGCGGTCGATCTGGGTCGAGTTCTGCCCGAGGAACTCCGAGTAGGCGGTGCCGGCATAGCCGTAGTTGTGATTGAGCTGGCCGATCAGTCGGCTGGCGATGCCGTTGGCGATCTGCCCGTTACTGCCGGGAGTAACGGTGTACTCGAACACGCGATAGAGCCCTGCGGTGGTGGTCTTGGTTTCGCGGGTGATCTGATCCATCAGGCTGTCGTTGCTGGCCACGACCAGCAGGGTCTGCCAGTCCCCGGACTGCCGCTGAGACGCCGCCTGAGTGAGGCGGGACTTCTCGCGCCCCTGAGCGATCGAGAACGTCATGTTGACGAATTTCTTGGTGTCTTCCTCGGTCTTGAGCTCGTCCCAGAACATGGGCAGGGATTTGATTTCGCCGATCTTGTGCATCACGGAATTATAGGTGTCGTCCAGTGACTGCATGGCGCGGATGGGATGCCCCCACACAGCTTGCGCGACCTTGAGGGCGGTGCTCTTGCCGATGCCCGACTCGGTCGAGTAGGCCGACATGAGCATGCCCGACTGGCCGGTGAAGCGCACCAGCGGCGCGCCGAACGAGGCGGCGAGGATCGCGTTGAGGTCCGGGCGTCCCTGATCGGTGATGAGCCGCGCCGCGGTGATCCACGGCTGCAAGTTACCCGAGGGGGTATATTGGCGGGAGAGCACAGGGTCGGCGCTGGCCGAGGGGCGCTCGCCGGTCGGGGCCACGACGCGCCCGCCGTAGGAGAAGCCTTCGATCCTGCCGTGGTCATCCGCCCAGCCGAAGGGCGCGGACTTGACCACGGCGGTCTTGATGCTCTGCAGTTGCTTGGAGAAGGCCACGAAAAATTCCCTCACAGCTTTGGTTTCATGCTCGTGCAGGAAGATCGACTGGTTCGCCAGAGCTTTGGGCAGACCTTCCTTTGCTGAAAACAGGTTACACGGGAGGGTAACCTTTTCCTCGCGTCCCGTCGATTGGCGGGTGGTGAAGTGCAGGGTCCATTCCCCGTTGCGGGGGTCGAGCCATGCGTCTTCGATGGGATAGGGGCAGATCGGGACCATCGTGGTCGCGCCGTCGTCGGTCGTGACCATGCGCCGGATGATCCCGTCCGCGCCGCGCACGTAGCCCGCGGGCATGTCGGCCTGAGAGGACGGCGGGGCGTTAGGGAAGGGCGTGGAGGCGTCAGGAGCGCCGTGGAAGGGGGTCTTGCCGTCCTTGAGCTTCGGGCACGTCTGGCACCCCTTAGCGCCCGCCGCAGCTATGGATGCGCAGGAGGTCCAGCCAAAGTTCTTGCGGGCCTTCTCGCGCTCCTTGCGATCGAACAGGGCGTCAGTATCCTCGACGGCGTAGTTCTGGTGCCCGCAAGCCATGCGGTGGGCGTCGGGGCGCGGGTCGTCGGTGAAGGTGGCGAGCAGGGTGGTGAGGTTCCACAGCGGCTGCTGGAAGGCTTTACCGCCGGTGGTAATCGCCTCGTCGATGAACGGGCATCCCTTGGCGACGTCATCCAGATGCACAGGGAGCGCGCTGCCGGAGCCAATGCCCGCAGATAATTCATCTTCCTCCTTGATCGGCTGCTTGGGCGGGAGGGGCTGTTCCGTAAGCTTGACCATATATGGTTCGAGCGCCGTTTGAAGGCGCTCTACCGAATAGTCGAAGTCGAGGGGGGTTCCGGCGATCCGGGCTGGCTTGGGAGGGCTGTGCTTGTGGTTGAAGGTGTCCGGCAACCGCAGGATGCGCGCCGCGTCGATGGTGCATTGGGTGTCGCACTTGAAGCCGTGCCGGCGCGTCGCCTCGACCAGCGCCTCGGCCAGCGGCTTCCATTCGTGCGGGGCCAGAACCTCGGCCATGACCCAATAGACGTGCAAGCCGCCAGAGCCGGTCGCGACGAACATGGTGGGCTTCGGCATGCCGGAAGCCTTGAGGAACTCCCCTAGCGCGGCGACGGCTTCCTTGGTGTCCGCATAGCCGCCTTCCTTGACGTCCACGTCGATGAACAGGGCCTTGAGGCCGACAGCGAACTCGATGGCGCGGACGGCCGTGAGGAAAGTTTTACCCTCGGCGGTAGTCCGTGTTTCGGCTTCGCGCTGCGAGGACATGCAGACATAAATATCTTTGACGCCGGGCTGCTTGATGGTCCACGACAGGGCGCGGATCGCCTCATCGACCGTGCGGCAGGGCTTGCCCCTGAACACAGACCGATCAAAGCCTTGGCCTTGGAATTTCCAGTGAAGGTTTACGAAGGCGTCGACTCCGGTTGCGGACGCCCACGGCACGACTCGGGTGAGATATGTTCGTGCTTGGGTGAAATCATTCATCGCGTGACCAATCCAGTTGGAAGGGGGCCCGTGGTGAGCGGGCCCCCGGTTTATTTATGGATCAGTGGCCGGGCATCAGATCATTGAGTTGCGCGTCCAGATCATCCTCGAAGCTCGAAGGTACAATCTCCCCGGTATCCGGATCGTGACCTTCATTGACCGCCGCGGTTTCCTTGGGCGGAGGGGCCTTTACAGGCTCCGCTTTAGGGACAGCTTTCGCGCCGGTCGCCTTGGGCGTCGCTTTGGCTGCGGTCGCCTTGGGCTGCTCCTTCGCCGGCTCCTGCACAGCCGCCTTCGGTTCCTCCTTGGGCGGCTGCTCGAACGCCTGAGTGAGCTGCTCGGCGGGGGTCGCGGCGACTTCGTGCTCGACCTCGTTGATCACGCGGGCGGTGCGCGGATCGTCGCGCAGCTCCTTGATGATCGCGGCTTCATCGTCGGTCAGGACGCGGATGGCGCTGAACGACAGCTTCGGGTATTCGGACGACACATCGAAGCCGATGCGGGTGCCGATGGTGAAGTAGGCGTAGCCGAGAGCCTTCATCTTCTCGTTGAAGGTCTTCATGTCGCTGAGGGACGCCGGCGGCACCCGCAGCAGCATGGGCCCGCCGTAAACCTCGTTCTCGAGATCGTTGAGCGGCGTCACGGCGATGCGCTTGGTGTCGGCGCAAGCCTTGGAGGCCTTACCCGCAGCGGTAATCTTCGCCCCCCATGCGTTCTGCTTGCAGGTGGCGCAGGTCGGGTTCTGCTTCTTCGCCGGGTTGACCGCGATGTCGGGCGTCAGGCCGTTGTTGGACCAGCAATCCGGCGGCTCGGTCGAGCCTTCGATATAGCCCTTCTCGTAGAACACCTTGGACAGGTGCGGGCTCGCCTTGACGATGGCGACCTCGATGGACGCACGAGGCCCGTCGCCGTCCTCGCGCATCAGGTTGCGCTCGTCGCCGCGGTGCTTGATGCGCCAGACCTTGCCGCGGAATGACACCACGCCAAAGCCTGACGTGATGCCAGCGCCCAACTCGTCGGCCGCATCGTTGGGGAGATCAGCGAAGACAGTCGAGACTGCGCCGAGGTTATGGGGAATAAGCTTGTCAGTCATTTGATGCTCCAGTTACTTCCAAGGGTTACTTGCGGCGAACGCCAACAGTGTAGGTGACGCTGTAGTTGATGCCCGGAGGCGGCGCGCCGTTGGCGACGATGAAGTCGTTGGCTGCGACCGCGTTGCACTTCCAGTCCAGCAGGTCCCAGTCGTCGGCCCCGATGACATGGCGGCGGAAAGCGTCTCCATCCGCAATGCTGGCCGTCTTGCGCTCGGTGCGGTAGACGGTGCCGGCGGCGGTGGACGCGCTGTCCTGATTGGTCTGGTTCAGGTGGTCGAGCAGGACCGCCTCCAGCTTCTTCTTGAGCTCCACGAAGGGAGCCAGTTTCTCCTTGTCGGCTTTCACCATTTCCTCGATCTTGTCGCGGAGCTGGACGAACTGCGCGATGCGCTTCTCGAAGTTGGGGATGGAGGGGGCAGGGGTAGGCGCGTTCATGTTTTACTCCTTGGGGTAAGTCAGGACTTCTTGTGGACGGCGGCGACGGCTTCGTCGATCTTCCTCTTGGGGCTGTAGCCCCAGAGGTCGAGAAGCTTCTCCAACAGGTCCCGGATCTGGACGAGGGGCATGTTTTCGACTTCCGGCTTGGTGCCGTCGACATTGCAGAGCCCCAGATGCCCGCCGATCAGGGTGAGGCGTTCTTCGATCAGGGAGAGCCGCTCCACGACATTCTCCTGACTGGCGATCAGAGCGGCGAGAAGCTGCGCGCCGCGCTGCCGCTGCTCGTCGTCGATCGGCGCGGGCTGCTCCGGCTGCGGGCGGAACTTCGGGATGCGCGGCGGGCCGGAGCGGCCATAGAGCCCGACACGGAGCCGCAGGACATGGTCCTTGTTGACCCTGCCGCCGACGAGGGCAGCGATGGTGTAATCGGTCTGGCTTCCGGTATAGACGTTGTACTCGCCTTTCTTGACGACATATTCCTTGAGCAGGGCGATGATCTGCTGCTGCTCCATTACATTGAGAACAATACGAGCCATGATTTTTCCTCTAGGTGGGTTACTTCCTGCGGTAAGTGGTGGTCAGGTTTGCTTCGAGGTTTCCTCCTTGAACATATCCAGCAACATGGTTTGCACCCGCTGCTTGGCCCTGAGTTTGGCGTACATCCTCTTCTCCGCATCAGTGGCCTGATACATGAGAATAAGCTGCTTGTGCTTCTGCCCGATGCGCCGGATGCGGGCGTTGGCCTGCTCGAAAATCTCGAGGTCGGGCATGGGCGAGAACCAGATGATCGTGTCGGCGGCGGTCAGCGTGAGGCCGTGCGCCATGACCTTGGGATGCGCGATGAGCACCCTGATCTTGTTGGTCTGCTGGAACGTCGCGAACAGGCGCGAGCGCTCTCCCTGCGGGGTGGCCCCGGACACGACGGCAAAGTCGAAGTTCTCCTTCAACAGCCGCGTCCCGATGCCGCCCAGCGCGTGGATATAGGGCACGAACACGATGGCCTTGTTCTCCACCGCGTCGAGGTCCTCGACCAAGCGATCGAGCCGGGCGTCGTTGTCCAGCGCGATGGTTTTCTTGTCGCGGGTGTAGACCCATCCGCAACTGATCTGCAGCAGCTTGGAGAGCACCGCGCCGGCGTTCATGGCGGTGATCTCGCTCGCTTGGATTTGCGCGTAGGCCTTGAGCTTCATCGCCTGATAAATCTGCTTCTGCTTGGCCCCCATTTCGATATCGACCGGCAGCTCTACCCCCTCGGGTAACTCCACAATGTCGTCCAGCGTGAACCTCACGCTCGGGTGCATCAGCGCATGCACCTTGTCGAGCGCGTCGGGCTTGGGGAACCACTGGAACTGAGTGATCCGCACCATGACTTCATCGCGGAAATGCGTGAAGTATTTCGGCGTGGTCGCGGGCGTGACGACGGTGGCCTGAGCCCATGCGTCGGTCGGCGCGCGCGGCGTCGGCGTCCCGGTCAGCCCCCACACCCAGCCCATGTGCGCGGCGAGGCTGCGCATGACCTTGGTGCGGATCGCGGTCCCGTTCCTGAATGACGCCAGCTCGTCGATGATCAGGTGCGTCAGATCATTTTGCAGCAGCAGATTCTCGATGATCGTCGACACGCCGTCGTGGTTGATGACGAAGATTTCCGCATCGCTGGCGAGCGCCCGCAGCCGCTGCGCGCGCGTCCCGTGCAGGACCGCCACCTTGCGGTGGGGGAGCGTGTTGAACACCTCACGCGCCCATGTGAAGTTCAGCGTCGAGAGAGGGGCGACCACCAGCAGCTTACCCGCGAGGGTATTCTTGCGGAGGAAGTCCCACGCCCAGAGAGCCGCCTTCGTCTTGCCGGTGCCCATGCCGTTCAGGCAGTAGGCGCGGGGACTCGTGGTGAGCATCGCCGCGGTGAGGCGCTGCGCATTGTAGGGCGATCCCCCGCACCAGTCGTATTGACTGAGGATGGGGCTCGGCACATCGAACCCTAGATTGCGGAGCAGCCGGGTTTCATCCAGACCGTGGGGCATCACGATCAGGTTTTGCCCATGCAGGACGAGCGGCTTGGCGTTGGGGAACAGGTTCGCCAAGTCCTGCCGGAATGGGGCGACGAGCGCCTTGTGGTTGTAATTGACGTGGATCATGTGCGGTCCAGTGGACTGGTTGAAGAGAGCCAGAGATAGAGCGCCTCTAGCTGGCCGTTGACGCCGTCGATAGTGAACACGATGCCCTCGGCGCGCTTGATGTCCGCGATGATCGACTCCTGCCGGTCGGTGGGCTTCGCGCCGGGGCGCTTCGCCTCGATGGAGAAGAACAGGCCGTGGTAGCAGCAGATGTAATCGAGCGCCGTCTTGCCGTAGCCGCCCGGCACCGGCATGTGATACCAGACGCCATGCTCCCGCAGCATCTTCGATATCTTGTCCTTGACCTTACCCTCGGGAGTAGACGCCATGATCAGCGGCCCTCACGCTGATTGAGCGGCCGGACAGGGTAGAACATATCCTTGTGCAGCTTGGCGGTCTTGAGCTCGGAGTGCTCCCCGAAGGTGAGCCAGACGGCGGTGATCTCGTCGCCGTCGATAGCATGGACGGTCATCTTGGGACTGCCGGAATTGAGGTGGACGACGTCGCCGATCTTGAGTGTGGTGGTTTCGTTAGGCACTTCATTCTCCGTGGTGGGGACAGGACGTGACGGGGCACCAGTTGCGGCACAGGTATCCCGGCTTGGCGGGGTAGGATTGCGTCTCGGCGGCATGCTGGAGCAGCCTTACCCTCGGCAGTAACGAGGTCCAGAACGCGGGCATTTCGGTGCGATCGAAAACCTGCGAGGTGGTGGCGTCCTCCTTGAGCCAGATGAACTCAGATCGGATCTTGCGCACGGTGGGATAGCGGGCGAACACACACGACGCCATCAGCGCGAGCTGGCACGAATCCTCGACGATCTTGCCGGTCTTCCAGTCCACGACCAGCGCGACCGCCTTGACCAGCTTCACCACGTCCCCGATGCCGCGATACCATGCGAAGTCGGAGCGCCAGTCGCAGACCCCGAAACTCTTGTCGATCGCCATTTTCTGCTCGACCATCAGCTCGTCGGCCGGGATGGCGAGGATGCGGGCGCACCAGTGCTCATAGGCCTCCATTCCCTTGGGGAGCGGGACGCCTTTTGAGAGGCGGAGAGCCATCGCTTTATGGACGGCTTGGCCCCATTTGATGTTGTCGCTTTCTTCCTCAACAATGTCCCGCGCCACATCGACATGGAAGTGCCGCTTTGGGCATGTTTCATAGTTCTTGAGCTTGGAGTACGACCAAGCAAAACTCTTAGGCCGATTGCGGATTGTAACAGGGGGCATTGAGGTCCTCGTCTTGGTTCAGTAGCTGGATGATTTTGTCGTCTGGGCAATGTTTCAAAAGCTCCAATGCGAGGCGCGCAATCTTGCGCTGTTGCAGGTGATCCTTGGCTCGGGCGATGACCAGCTCCGCGAACATCGCATCGCTGTCCTTGGCGAAGGTGGAGAGCAGCCTGCGGGTTTCCGCAAGCGAGCCCTCCCCGAACAATTCATTGACGCGGGTCCGCGTCTTCTCCATGCCATCCACGCCCTTGCGGACCTGATTGACGACCTCGCCCAGCTTACCCTCGTAGGTAAGATGCTTGACCTCGTACTCGCCCTGATCGCCGATGAGCCGCACGACATGGGCGGCGAGAAGCTGGATGTCGCTGGCGTCGACAGCCAGCGGGAGCTTGCGGCCCACGCAATACTCCCAGAGCTGCCGGCGAACGTGGTTCGAGATTTCGCCTTCATGGGTCATCACAGCATGAGCCTCACTTGCGACACCAGCCGATCCGACGGGTAGAGCTCGTCGTCATCCTCAAGCACCAGCGCAGTACCCTTGGAAGTAATGAACACCGCGACCTTGTCGCCCAGCTTGCGGGCGGCGATCAGCTCGACACCCTTATCCGCAAGCTCATGGATGTTCAGGCGCAAGCGCATGATCAGGCTTTCCAGATTGACGTGCGGGGGGTTCTTGGGTTTGGGCGATCCCACCGCCCCCACCGGCTTCGCCATGCTGAACGTGCTGTAAGGGCTGATGTTCATGTCGGCGTCCATGAGCAGCGGGCCATTGGCGTTCATCATGGGGTCGTTCAGCATCATCGCTTGCTGGACTGCCTGTCGGGCCTGATCCATCTCCTCGGCCAAGGACAGCCGGGGGTTGTAAGTATTTCTGGCCCGCTCGACGACTGATGGGGGTTTAGGCTTGCCGAACATGCTCATCTGACGATCTCTCTAGTGGTGGGTTGCGGGCTGGCGCGGGCAATAAGATCCCGCGCCCTATCCCTCATTTCGGGGGTGAGAACGTAACCCACATCATAGCACGTCTTGACGTCGATGTGGAACGGCTTGAGCTTTTTTCGCAGCCGGCACACCGCCATCTTGGCGTCGGATGCGATCAGGTATCGGTCCTCGATACCCTCGGCGGTAACGGCGGGCTGGGACAGCAGGAGCTGCATGAGCCGGCCTTGGTTCCACGACAACTCGAACGTCGTGCAAATGATCACATGCTCACGGTCATCCGCCATCCTTCTTGCTCCCGGTTGCGTCGCCCGGCGGGGGTTCGAGCGGCCATAGAACATCCGCGATGGCCGTGACGCGCTTGAGCCACTTCTCGAAGGTTGCGTAATTGGCGAACGTCGCGCCCTCGACTGTGAGTTTGTCCGGAACATCCTCGGCGACATGCAGTCTCATTTCCCACTCCCATAGCTGTCTTCGCCACGGCGCTTGGCGGCGGCGGTGATGGTCTGGTTGCGTGATAGGAGCTCACTGTTGAGCTCGTCGCCCCGGTTCAGGGCGTCGCGGATGCGCTCGGCTGACGTGAAGCTCGGCACGGTGGCGACGATGATGAATGAAGTATCTTGTTCGATCTTTCGCCGGGCGACGAAGTGCTTTTCAGTTTTACCCGGAAGGGTAATGATCGCATATTTCATGGGTGTTGACCTGTGGTGGAGGTCCCGGAGAACCAAGGTTTCTTCAATGTAACCTAATGGTCACATGGTGGCAAGTAATACTTTAGTCTTAGAACAACTCCAACTGGGCGGCGCAGTATTCCGCCTCGCGCTTGGTGGCGAACCAGCCAATAGTCTCCTTTCTGCTGCGGTCCCATACGATCCATTGATTGGTGAACAGGCACATGCTCACGACTTTTCGCTTGGTTTCGTCGTCTCTTCCTTCACGTCGCACGTCCATGTAGTGGTCGTGCAGACGCTTACCGTGAACGTCTTCTCGCATCCGTCGCACTCCATCTCCACGAGCCTCTCGTCATAGAACCAACTGTCGTCGGCGGTGTATTGCCTCCCGCAGTAAGGACAGAGCGGCCCTTCCTCGGAGAACGTCTCGCGATCCTCGGTCACTTGCAAGCTCCATAGTTGACGCCCACGCCCACCTCGGCGGCGAGCGGCAGGTCGTGGCCCCACTTCGGCCGGCGCGACATTTCCTCAAGCAGGATCGGGCGGATCACATCGACCAGATCGTCCGGCACGACATAGACCAGTTCGTCGTGGACCTGATGCGCCATCTGCAGATCGAACACAGAGCAGCGGCTGCGGATGCGCATGGCGGCTTCCATGACGGCGACGCGGTCGAGCGCCTGAACAATATTCTCGAGCAGCTTGCCGCCGTAGATGAACTTGGTCTTACCCGCGAAGGTAAATTTCCACGCCCCATCCTCGAAGCGGAGGTCGTCGTAATAGAGCCGCAAGCCGTTGGGCAGGAGCACCCCCCGGTACTGGATGCGGACAGGGCCCCACGGGATATCGAGGTTCTTGTCGCTCGCCATCGACGGCAGCAAGCCTTGCAGGAACTCCCATGTGCCTTTGATCTTGTCGTACTTCCGGCGGTAAAGCCCGACGACGCGGCCAGACTCTTCGATCGTGATCTCCAGCCCCTCGGCCGCGCCTTGGATGCGCACGGTGTCTTGGAACCGGGGCGGACCCATCTGGAAGCCCAGCCCCAGAATCGAGATTTTCCCCAGCAGACCCGCGAGGAAGTCGGACTTGACCTTCTTGCGGTCCACCGGACGCCCGTAAATGTCGGAGGCGAACGACGAGTAGACGTCCGCGCCGGCGGCGAACAGCGCCACGAGGTCGTCCTGCCCGGCGAGCCACGCCACGAGGCGCGCCTCGATCTGCGAGGCGTCCACCTTCATCACCTTGTGCCCCTGATGCGCCACCATGGCGTCGCGGATGGTGGTGTCGCCGCGACTGGGGAGATTCTGCATGTTGAGCGACCAGTCGCCCGAGAAGCGATGGGTGTGCGCGCCGGAGAATTTGAGCGGCACCGGGAGCCAGCCGTCGCCCTTACCCGGCAGGGTAAGATTTGAAATGTCGATGAACCTCTGGGTGCGGGTTTCCTCCAGTGTGCTCTTATGCCCCAGACGCGCCGCCACCAGCGCCTGAACCTCGGGGTTGTCGTGCTCTTCCAGCGCGATCAGGCCGGGATCGGTCTTGGCGAAGGCGTAGACCAGCTCGCCGGTGGTTGGCGAGGTCTTGGTGGGCGGCTCCACGCCAAGCAGCCTGAGCGCCCCCGCGAAGCGGTCCGCGGACATGAGCAGCTCGGGGCTGTCGAGCCCTACCCTCGAGAGTAACCCCTGCTTCGCCGCCTTCACCTCGGCGAGGTGGACGGCCAGCTTGTTCTTGTCGGCCTGAAACTGCGGCTTGGTGGCGCAGCGAATGACCATGTCGTTGACGATGAACTCGGCGGGCGGGAAGTCTGGGCGCAGCTTCTTGAAGATGCCGCGGCAGAGCTCCACGTCGTTGATGCAATACTGGGCGTAGGCGGGCATCATCCCCGCAGCGCGGATCGCCTCCCGGCCCATGCCCACGACGTTGTGGACAGTGCCCCCCTTGACGCCCAATTCGAGGTGCTTGGCCACGGCGTCGAGCGACACGCGCTTGGACTTGTGGACGACGAGCGCGCGCGCCATGCTCATCGTGTCGATCATCAGCTTCGGCGAGAAATCAAAAATCCACTCTGTCACACACGCATCGAAAAGCGCATTGTGTGTGACCATCGCAATATCGTTGGCCGGCATGGTGCGGAGGAAGTCGCGAACTTCGTCGTGACCCTCCAGCCAGAACGGCGCGCCGTCGCCCATGGCTACCCCGCAGCCGATCGTCTCGAAGCGGGGGTCAAGAACATATTGGATCGGCGTCATCTTGCGGAGGCTATACTCCTGAGAGTAATAGGTTTCAAAGTCTAGGAATAGGTATTTCATTGCATATTACCTCAAGGGGTAGCGTATGAGTTGACATGAGGGCTCCTGAGCCCTATATTGCGGGCAGTCGGCGAGACTACTCCGGGTGGAGTCAGGGGCGGCAGGGTGTGGTGGCCTAGCCGCCCCAAACTATGTCAGAGCGCCCCCTCGCGCTTGCGCTTTTTCAAGCTCTTGTAAGTCGAGGTGACGTCGCGGTCGCCCAGCATGACGCAGAAGAACCTTTGTCCGCGCAGCCGACGCTCGACGAACTTGACTTCCTCGACGCGCATCAGCACTTCGCATTGCAGGGCTGTGAGGGGACGGTAAGCCATCAGACCACCGACAGCTTCATGTCCGGGCTCCACGGCACCGGGATCAGATCGGCGTTGGAGAGGTACAGCCGAACCGGCTCATGCGGCTTTTCCGTCTCGATGGGCGGCAGCATGATCGCCTTGGTGATGGCGGTCGAAGCATCCTTGATCCCGGCGCGCAGCTCCGGCGTCATGCGGGGCAGCGTCTTGGGGATGCGGAAGCGTGATAGGCTCTCGGCCAGCCGTTTGCATCGCGCGTCCTGAGACTCGTTCAGCAGCAGCGTGACCCCCGGCCAGAACAGATGCATCGCCGCGATGGTGTCCGACGAGTGGTAGAGCTCGTCCAGCACGGCGCGGGCGATCGCGATCTCCCTCCCGATCTCTACCCGCATCGCCAGCCAAGCGTCGAGCTTGCCCGCCGCCTCCTTACTCTCGGGGGTATCGAACTTGGTCTGGTTCGCATACCTCGGCAGCAGGAAGGGCACGTTGCCGCTCGGCGTCGAGATGGTCATGTTGACCGAACAGTTGATCCCGGTCGCATGGTCCTTGCGGTCGATGGTGACCGACGACGCCGACGACGACACGTAGGCGATCTCGGTGATGGTGGTGAGCATCTCCCGGTGCTCGGGGCGCACGATGGCCCTGAGCATGTCGTCGTGGGTCAGGGCGCTCTCCAGATAGTGCATCCGGCGAGCTTGCAGTGTGACGAGAACATTCTGCAGCTCGCGCAGGGTGGAGGGGGTGAAAGCCGGCATGATTTACTTCCTCGGGTAAGTGGTGGTGGTTGGCGCTTTGTTCTGGTCAGTCAGCTAGCTGACTGACCAGTGGTAGTTCCCGTTCTGTTCACCATTCGGTGGAGACTTCCACCTTGAGGTTGAAATTGACTTCGATGTAGGCGCTGATGAAATCGTGCAGATCGCTTGCTGCGGGTGATGCCTCCTCTATGATGACAATGGGCGCTCTCGAACAGTCGAGGGTGCTGACCAGCACATCGACGCAATGCAGGTCAGCCCAGTTGATGGCCCCGCTCGGACGCGGGACCTCCTTCTTAGCGGCCATGATGGCGCGCTCGGCGTAGCTGCGGATCTTCTCCGCCCGCTGCTTGGTGATCACACCGGGATCTCCACGATGTCCCCGAACGGCGCTCCGACGCCCTTGGAGATGGAGCCCCAGATCACCGGATAGCTCGGGCGCTCCGCAGGGAAGGACCCGTACATATCCGTGAGGTAGACCAGCGCGTCGACCTGCGGGATACCCTCGGCGGTAATCCACTCGAACACCGGCTCGAAGGAAGTGCCGCCGCCACCGGGAGCGCCCTTGGCGCGGATGACGTTCAGGTCGCTCATCTCATCGAGCTCATCGACGCGATGGACCTTGGCGTCGCACCACACAAGGCGCACTTCCCGCGGGCGGACGTCCTCGAGAATGCCCGACAGCTCGCCCATGAAGCGGTTGATCACATCGTTGCCGATACTTCCGGAAGTATCGACGGCGACGACCACGCACTCCGCGCCGAACCCCTTGCGCCCCGGCGCGCCGATGCCCCGCACGATCAGCCGGCGATCCAGCTTGCGCCAGTCGTAGGCGTCGTTGCCCAGCCGCCGGGCGAAGAGAGCGCGGATCTTGTCCTGCCAGTCCACGCGCGGCTCCAGCAGCTCGCCGAGGAAGCGCTCCAGCGCCGCAGGGAGCTTCCCCTGCGCCTTGGCGCTCTGCGCGGCCGCAGCGATGGCCATGCCCCACTCCGCCTCGTTGCGGTCGTTGGACGCCGTCTGGGGGTCCTTGCCCTCGCCCTGTCCCGGATCGAGATGGAGGTCGAACCGCTTGCCGCCCCCCGGCCCCTTGCCGCCGCCTCCGCCGCCCTTGCATTGCTTGAACACCTTGGCGTAGGTGTCGATGGCGGAATCCTTGCCGGTGGCGATGGCGGTGTCGTGCAGCCAGTCCTTGTTGAACTTGCCGATGTTGGACTGGATCAGCATGTCGTTGATGACCAGATCCTGCGCCGTGTTCATGATCTCTCCGTCGTAGGGGAGGCTCTTCCCGTTGGGGAAACTTACCTTCCCGCGTAACCGGAACATCAGCCCCTGCCCGCAGTGGTTGAACATGCAGTGGGCGATTTCGTGGGCGATCGCGAACACCCGCTCATGCAGGGTGTACTTGAAGAACGTATCGGGATTGAGGAACAGGTTCACCCCGTCGGTCGCGGCGATGGGAATGTCCTTGGTGAAGAACGCCTTGTCGTTGCCGGCGCTCCCGCTCATCATGGTGTAGAGGATGTGCGAGAAGGCCGGGCATCCCCACAGCAGGGCGGCGCGGGTTTCGGTCCACGCCTTGTCCTGCGCCGGGGTCAACTGGACGTAGTTGAACTTGACGGCCTTGGCCTTGATCCTGCCGAGGTCCTCGATGGCTTGCTTGGTTGTGGTGGTCATCACTTACTCCTGCGGGTAACGGTGTTTGCGGATGGCGGCGAGCATCTGGTTCTGGATCTCGATGGCGTGGCACCGGATCTCCAGATCCTTGTCGTTCGACTCGGTGACGTCCTGAGCGGACGGAACATTCGACTCGAAGATGGGACGCCACAGATGGACGCCGGGCTGCTCGCCCAGCGGCGGGACGAGGAACACATAGTCGATCATGTGCCCCTCCATCCAATGGTCAATGTCGGCTTCGGAGGCTTCGGGGTCATTCTCCTTCTGGCAGTTGCGCTGGAATTTCTCCCAGAGCTCGCGCGCCTCCTGCGCGCTGCGGGCAGTGACGAACATATCGTGGTTGTCGATCTCGCCGCCGTCGTCGATGGCGGACGAGCACACGAAGAACAGGAACATCAGAGAATGTCCCCCTCGTCCTGCACTTCATATTCGACGCGCTCGAACAGGTCCTCGCCCATGATGGCGACCTGCGGCTCGAAGCGGGTGGCGAGCAGCATGGCTTGGGTGAGCAGCATCTGCGCCGCCCCCCGCACCAGATCGAGGACGATCTTGGCGCGCTCCTCATCAACTTCTATTTTGAGCTCGATGCTGAATTTCTGTCTCATGGCGTGATATACTCCCGGAAGTAAGTGTGGTGGGGATAGCGCTCGATCAGGGTGCAAACCAGAGCGAGAAGGCTGTCGAAGTGGAGGCTCTTCACCTCCTCGGACGCGACCGTCCAGCTAGGCGACTTGACGTTCACCTCGGGCGGCAGCTCGCGGATCATCATGGGCCCGGTTGGGTCCGCGCTCATGACGACGATGACCTCTACCCTTGGGCGTAACGTGCAGAAGGTCGCGCTGCGGGTTTCGGATTTCCACGTCGATCCGCTCCAGAACAGATCGTCGAGGGTCATTTCTTTTTCTTCCACGGCTTAGGGTTCTTCCGCACGTCGTGCAGCGCCTCCATCGTGCCGGGAAAGTTCTCGTTGTCGATGGCGTTCCTCACAGCCGCCATCGCCTTGTCGCGCAGGAACCCTAGCGCGACGTCCCAATGCGCCTCCGGGATGTTTCGCCCGGCGAGACGGGCCCGAATGTAGTCCACGCTGGAAACCGCGGGGGCGAACACTCCCCCGGCGGTAAGGACTTCGTGCAGCTCGTGCGGATGCAGATCGTTGAGCAGCAGACGCACCTGCGTTGCGATGACCTCCTGTTTCTCGTTCACGATTTACTCCCGGCGGTAAGGCGGCGGTTTGGTGATAGGCGAAGTGAAACATTACTCCACCATCAGGACGAAGACGACGATCAGGACCAGAGCCCAGAAGCTCCAGTCCCATGCGTTGGTGCAGTGAGCGAACTCGGCGAGGCGCTTCATTGGTTATGCACCGCGAGCGCTATGAGGACGCCGCAGAGGACGATGCCCCAGCCGATGACCCGCACCGCGCCGAGGAAGAAGTCCCCCTCGCCCACGATGGACAGGAACCCGATCATGCCGATGCCGAGGAATATCAAGAGCAGGATATGCATCAGTGGCGCTCCTTCTTGCACTCGCCCACGAAGGCCTCGCATGCGGCAAAGGACCGCACCGCGCAGTCGGCGATATCGTTGGCGACGATGTCGGGCGTCCGGCACTCCATGTTGCTCATGCCCATCGCCGTCAGCAGCATGCCGACGTTGAGGGTGATGAGCGGATCGACGCTGTCGAGCTGCATGCCGAGCTGCAGCACACAGGCGCAGATCATCGCCTTCTGCTCGTCAGTCGGCTCGCCATAGAATGTCGGAGGAAAGTGGAATGCGTCAGCCATGTTGTTACTCCCGGTGGTTACTGCTTGATCCAGCGATCGGCGATCTTGTTGTAGGTGTCCCAGTTCTGCGCATGCCATCCCCGGCAATGCTTGAGCGTGTTGGAATAGTGGACGCAGGTCCACGCGGAGAAGTCCTCCTTGGTCCCGCCCTGATGGTTCTCGGTCAGCTCGATGACCTTGCCGGTGTCCGACTTGTAATAGAGCGACAGCAGGTAGCTGCCGTCCTTATGATCGACCTTGCGAGCGTTGATCTTGCCGTAGCTCTGGGCGGACCAGCGACCGGCCTGATCGACGTAGTCGCCCCACGCCCCATCCCAGTTGATCACGTCGTTGACCTTTGCCTGCGGTCCCGATCCCTCGGCAGGCGGGGCGATTGGCTTACTCTGGGCGGTAACCGGCTTGGCGTTCATGGGCGGGAGGTAGGTCGCGCCCATCTGCGCCAGCTCTCCCGGCGACAGCCACGCCACATCGCTCGCCGAGGTCGAGGCGAGCTTGCCCAGAATCTCCGCGGTGACGCCGTAGTCCTTGAGGCACTTGATCATGACCAAGGTGACCTTGGCGGCGTCGGCGTTCTCCTCGCCCTTGATGGTGACGTTGTGGACGCCGATCTGGGCGTTACCCCGGAAGTAACGCTCCTTGCCCGCAGCCCATGCGAGGAAGCAAGCGGAGGCGCACACGCTGCCCTCGTGGACATAGGTGTTGTAGCCGTTGTGGTGGATCAGGTCGGCCATGCCGGCGGCGGCGATGACATTGCCCCCCTCCGAATCGAACACGACGCCCCGCACCGAGTGCCCCTTGCGGGCGATCGTCGAGAGCACGTTGGCCAGCACCTTGTCGTCTTCGTATTTGATTTCGCCGGTGATGACGATGACCTCGGCGGTCTTGGAGTTGTCCGGCAGGACGGATGTGACTTCGGCGCGCGCGGGATGATAGGCGGTCGTCGCCAGCAGCGCCGCGATGAGGAGCTTGTTCATGTTGCCTCGGGTGGTAAGTGGTGGGTGGTTACTCAGCGGCGGGGACCACGTAGGTTTCGTGGTCGTCGTTCCAGACGGGCGTGACGCCGAACATCAGCGCGTAGATCTTGAGCGCCGTCTCTTCCTCGACGCCGTCCAGCCCCTCATTGATGGCGAGCATCATGTCGTCCCATGAAATGTTCATGTTACCTCGGGTGGTAAGTGGTGGAGTGATTGGGGGGAGACTACGTCTCCCCCCAACGGATCAGATGCGGCCGATGGCGGCGACCAGCGAAGAGTTGTTCTGGCACCAACGCATGAAAGCTGGCGTGTTGATCAACTGCGGATCGCGCTTGATCGTCGCCTTGGCGAAGGTGACCGAGAACTCCTTCGGCAACCGCTCGACATAGGTGATGACCGGATCGACGTCCTTGACGTTGACCCGCGCCGCCAGATTGAAGACGACGAGCATCTGCGCGTCGCTCTTGTTGGGCACCCGGATGGTGGTGGGCTTGGCGATGATGTCCTTGTAGTCGGGCATCTCCTGACCCAGACGGATGCTGGCGAAGAACTGAACCGCAGCGCCGGCCCCGATCATGCCCGACACTTCCTCCACGGTGCAGGGATCGCTGGGCAGCTTGTCACCCTCGAGGGTAATGGCCCGAAGGTACTCGTCGGCCCGCACGACGGACCTTGGAGTGGCCCACGGCCCCTGCTTCTCCGGCACACCATCCGAGAAGACGATGTTGGAGTTCTGGTTGACGAAGGTGGTCGTCTCCGGCGTCACGCCGTTCTGCACCGCCCAGTTGGTCCAGCTCTCCAGATCGTCCGTCACGTCGATCTCCATGCGACGGTTGATCAGATGGTCCAGCTCCTTCGTTGAGCCCGAGCGATCGGATGCGCGGTTGCCCGCACCCCAGACGACCCAGCCCGGCGGCAGCTTGTGCGAAGCCAAGCGTCCCGACTCCGCGGCCTCGCCGAGGATCTTCTTCTCGTCCACGCCGCACTTGTCCATCTCGTCGATGAACACGATGCCGCCGTCATAGGCTTCGAGCGGCAAGCCCTCGTCGGTGGTCCACCAGAAGGGACGGGTGAACTCCGAGTGCGGGATGCCGTCCCGCGTGGTGGGCACGAGGTAGCCGGTGGCGTCGGTGAGCAGCAGCGCCGCGCCGTTGACCACGCTCATGCCGATCCGCTTGCCGGTTAGCTTGGCGATGACGGCGCGCGACGCCACGATGGTCGTGGTCTTGCCACGGCCCGGAGCCGACTTGAGGTAGATCGAGACGCCAGCCTTATAGTAGCCGGGGATGCGGTTGATAATGTCGTCGAGTTTCATGTGCTGTCCTTACTCTCGGTGGTAATCTAGCGCTGGGTTGTGGTGGGCGCTATCGGTTGATCTCGACCGTCAGGTCCGTGGTGTGCAGCACCAACTGGCGCTGCGCCGGGGTCAGTCGGTCGAAATTATCCTTGTCGATCAGCAACAGGTTCTGCTGCGGATTGAACAGGGAAACTATGTCGTCGCTCGGCAGGACGCCGGGCGCGACGTAACGGATCAGTCTGGGAGGTCCGTCGGTGGGGTTAAGTACGGACATTGTATTCCTTTCTTATTTACTTCCAGTGGTAAGCAACACCGGGCGGCGTTACTCTATAGGGTATCAGGTAGTCTGTCAACTACCGGGGTATAGACCTTCGTCGTCCGGCACGGCGGCTTGCACCGCCGCTTCCAGCTCTTGCCGATGCGCGTCCTCGGCGGCGAGGTAATCCGCCATGTCGAACTCGATGGGCTCGACGCACACGCCCCGCAGCCAGATCATGAGTGCGGTCAGATCGTAGGCGCGATCGTCAAACGACCCGGCGACTTCGCCAGTCGAGTCGATCAGCCCGTCAGCTTGCGTGATGCCGAACCAGTGCATCTGCACCAGCGGCGTCTTGAGGTCGCCGAACTTGAGGTTCTCCCTCACGTTGTGCGCCGAGGTCGAGCCGCGCGTGGCCCGCACGACCCGCGGGTTGGACGTCTCCCATGTGAAGAGCTCGCCCTCGTCGTTGAATCCCCAGAGCAGGATCATGGCGTTACCTCCTGCAGTAACCGGGTGGCGAGGCGGGATATGGCCTCTCGAACTCGGTTGGTCGGGATGAGCTTGGCCCGGTCGAGGGTGCAGACCAGCGCGAGCAGCCCGTCGAAGTTGCCGAACGTGACCCACGTCTCGGTGAAATACTCCCGCACGAGCACCTCGAAAGAGTTCTGCTTGGTCTTGCGGATGTAGACCATCGCGTCGTCGCCCTCATATTGCAGCGACGGGCAACCCTTGACGTTGAACATCTCCTCGATGGAGCCGGTCGGCTCGTGGCGCTTGCCGTCCATCAGCGCCCCCTGATGCGGTCCATGAGGTTGCGGCCCCGAACCCGCAGCTCGAGGTCGCGCTCGCGCCGCGCCAGCTCCTTCTCCTGAATGGCGAGCTGGTTACTGCGGGCGGTAACCGCGGCGTGGGTGTCGGCGATATGCGCTTGAGCGTACTCGATGACGAGGAACACGTCTTCGAGCGCGGACGGCGACAGCTCGCGGGGCTTCATGGCGCGGATGGCGTCGGCCACCTGCATGAACGCCCTCGCATCGTTGTCGTTGTGCTCGACGGGCTTGGCGAGGATGGGATCGTCGCCGAAAGGATTCTTAGCCATTGTTACTCTCCGGGGTAGGTTCTGGGGTTTCGATCGGGGATTCGATCAGGTCGCCGTCTCCCCGCAAAATGTGCAGGATCATGTGGCGGGCGTTGGAGCGCACGTCGCTCCAGTCCCTGTCGGCCACCTTGTAGATGGCCTGATATATTTTCTCGTCGTCGCAGGTGAGCATCTCCTGATGGTCTTCCTCGACATACTCGCGGATCTCGCTTGCGGCGAACCCCATGATCTCCACGTTCAGGAGGCGCTGCTCCATCGTCCAGCGGACCTGCCATGCGCCGCTGTGGCCCAGCACGTTGAACAGCGCGTCAGCCAGATGGGAGGGCGGCGTGTCCTGCAACAGCAGCCGCAGCGCAGTCTCAAGCGGCGTACCCTCGGAAGTAAGCGGTGGAGCGCCGCCGGGCGGATTTGTGATAGGCGACTCCTGCGTCGAGGCGTCGAGACGCTGTTCGCTCATCCCTTGTGCTCCTTCATGATGACGTGCTGCAACTCATGCGCCGCGATGAACATGACCAGCTTGTCGCTCAGGCCGGCGTCGATGGCGATCTCGTAGACGTGGGGCTTGATCTCCCGCATCTGCGAGAGAGCCCCGGCGATCTCCACTGCGGGCTTGGCGACCACCCGCACCTCGAAGTCCAGCTTCATTGCGCGTCCCCCAGATGGGCCACGCCGATGAGCTGGTAGATCTCGCCCAGCAACTGCGCGACGGCGTCGGCCCGCGATGCGATCTCCGGCGTGAGGCGCACGGCGATCAGCGCGCGGACATGGCGGTCGAACATATCGCTCATGAGAGCGACGCGATCCAGCGCCTCATGCCAGTCGAACTCGTCCATCTCATGGAGCACGACCGGCGCTTGCAGGGCGGGATCGGGCAGCGGCTCACCCTCGGGGGTAACTCCCGCAAGCTGCTGGTTGAGTTCGATGGCTTCGCGCCGCGCCTTCTCGTCGTCGAGGATGGCGTCGCGGTTCTTCGCCGCCCACTTGACGAAGACCTTGGACACGATCAGGTGCGGGTTGTTCCTGAGCACGGCCCGCACGATGGGAGCCGCCTCGGCGTAGGGCAGGGCTTCGAGCTGCGCGCCCAGTTGCTCGATCGCCTCGGCGGTGTCGAGCGGCGTGGTGGTCTGGTCGTTCATGGTTACTCCTGCGGGTTAGCGGCGGCGTGACGGATGGCGGCTTCGACGAATGCTTCGACGGACCCGTAGGTCCGCACGGCGTTGGATGCGATGTGCATCATCATGTGCTTGGGCTTCTCCCACTTGTGCCAGTCATAGCACTCGGCCAGCCCGCCCCATGCGTGGGCGGCGAAGACCAGAGCGCGCGTGTCCCATCCCGGCGAGCGGTCGTCAGTCATCGTTACCCTCCGGGGTATCGTCTGGGTCCTCGGCGGGTGCATCGACCACGTCCCCATTAGCGAGCATGAGACGCCCATCAACGAGCACGACGCGGCCCTCGGCGTCGAGGTGCTCGCCCTTGCGCAGGTGCCACCGGCTTGTCGGCGTGAGGCGTCGCCCGCCGCCCCAGTTCAGGTTGTCGAGCGACAGGTTGCCCGCATCGCCGTCGGCGAAGACGACGCTCTCGCCCTGCCGGCCGGGGCGCACGAAGGCTTCGAGCACTAGGTTGCCCACATATTTCATCGTGGGCTTGCCCATCTCGAATAGAAGGACGTAGAATAATTTGCTGCTGAATCCCTGATTGGATTTATTCGGCTTGAGATACTTCGGGGAGTAACGCCGCATCCCGGTGCGGGTGAACACGGCGCGGGAGCGCGAGCGCACCCGGCCATGATCGCTCACCTCATACAGACCCTCGAACCCCAGCACGTCGCGCCAGCGCTCCATCTTGTTCATTGGTTACCTCCCGAGGTAAAGACCTCGATGGCCCCGCAGTCGCCCACCTCCTTGATGAGGATGACGCCGCGGTTGGTTTCGATCCGCACGAAGTCGAAGCCGTCCTCGTTGCGGTCGAAGATGACGCTCTTGAGCAGCGCGCTCCTGAACTCGACCAGCTCCAGCGGCCGCGCCTCGCCGCGAGCGTCCAGCTCCAGCGTGTGCTCTTGCAGTTCACATTTCATTTCACATCTCCCAGAGTTTGCGCAGGAACGCCCACGTCGCCAGCATGGCGGCGAGGGCATAGAAGGTGATGACGTCGATCGGCATGGTTACTCTCCGAAGTAATCAGCGGAAAAATTTCAGGCCGCGGAACTGCGGCATGAGGGCGATGGCTCGCTTGGCGGCTTCGCGATCGGCGGCGCGCACTGCGCCCTTGAACCAGTCGTACTCGGAGCAATAGCGATAGAGCGGCTGATCGACGCCCCAGTAGCACCCGCAGGAGTCGTATCCCTGCGCATCGAGCTTGACCCGCGTCACGTAGACGCGCTCGCCCTTGGCTTCGACATATCTGTCGGCGATGGACTTGACGAGCTTTGACGTTGTCATGGTTACTCCCGGAAGTCAGAGGTCGGGACAGGCGAAGGCGAGGAAGGCCACGAAGGCTCCCAGACCGGCGAAGGCGATGAGGATGGTTTCGAGCATGTCAGCCCCGGCGGTTGGAGACGGCGTTGAAGATGAACACGCCCGCAGTGAACAGGGCCATGAACAGGAGCGCGTTGATGGACTTGGTGAGCCCGAACCAGACGACGAGCATGATGATGGCGAACAAGGCTTGCATTTTACTTCTCCGGGTAAGAGCCGTTTTAAGGCTCGCTGAGGTGGGTTGACGGTTCCGGGCTATATACCCAGCATAGAGGTGCTAGTTTGCCGCCAGCGGCTTGCGCTGTGGATCTGGCGGCGGATTGCGGCGGCGTGATAGGCGTTACTCCCCGCAATCCCAGTCGCCGACTTCAAACGGGACGATCCACGTCTGGACGCCGGACGCCATGCGTATGTCGCGACGCAGGTATGTCCCGGTGAAGTGGTAGCCGCGCTCAAGAGCGTCGGTCAGGTACATTGCAACAATCATGTTACCCTCCGCAGTAAGAGTTGATCCGCACATGAGCCCCGCAGCAATGCCGCGAGGCGCATGGATCAGAGCAATCGAACCAGACAACCCTCGGGCAGTTACGCCCGAGGGTAAGAGTTGCATCAGAGCCCGAGGGACTTGAGCTTGGACTTGCTCATCGCTTTGAGCATGGCCGGGTTGGCGATCAGAAGCGCCTTGAGTTCGGCTTCCTCATCCTTCTCACTTGCGCCGAGATCCGACAGGCGAGCCTCGATCGCGTCGATCGCGCTGTCCAATTCCGCAGAGGGGCAACCGGTGCCCGGCTCATCCTTACGGCCGTCGCGGAGGCGCTCCATGCTCTTGAGGATCGCCTTGAGAGCGTCCGCCTCGCCCTTTTCCTTTTTCGTGGGGAAGAGCACGTCTTCAATCTGCTCATCGCTCAAGGGGATTTTCTGGGCGTCGTCGCTCAGTTGGTTGCGGGCGATGTCGAGCATGAAGTCATAGGTTTTCCCTTTGATCGCCTTGCGCTTGGCGTCATCCTCGGAAGCCTTGGCGCGGATATCGAGAGCGCGATCCATGACCTTGACGCCGTCCTGATCGTTGAGCAGCGAGCCCATCAGGATTATCTGGCGAAACTTGGACACCTGCACGGGCAGGGACTTCATGGGCTCATAGACCGTTGTGCCGGCGAGCTTGCCCGCAGCCTTGTCGGCCGCAGCGATGCGAGCTTTCTGGAAATTCTCAAAGACTTCCTTCGCATCGTCCGCGCCGATGATGTCATCCGCAGCCATGCGGATCGAATCATTCGCGAGAGCGACGAGGCTCAAGTCGCCCTTGCCTTGATCAGACCCGTAAGCCTTGACGCGCTTGTCGAACTCGGCGCGGATGGCTTCGCGAGCGTCGGCGTTGGTGATGATGGCGTTCATGATGTTTACCCTTGGTTGTAATGCGCCCGCAATGGGCGCGGTTGAAGTCGGCGGAAAAGTGCCTAACATGCGTATCGCATAATGAACTCATATTCAATATGGTTAATTATATGCTCTATTTTAGGTAAGGGCAGTGTAAGTTTTTGAGATTGTGAGCCTAGTGTGGCAGATCGGCAACAGTCGTTTCTCGCGCGTGGGGGGTATACGTCGTTTTAGAGCATATAGTATATTGTATAAAGAATAATAGAAAGAGAGAGAAATCCCTTTTCTTGCGGGTGATGGCCGGGCAGCTCGCGCCGCCCAAGCCGTTGATATTATTGAGTTTTTTGTTTGGCCGTTCCACACATAACCCCCGCCCTAGTCACTAGCACAATTCTTATTGCGCATCATTGCAAGGTGGCAGAGTCGGGACGCCTCGCGGCGACACCCTCTCTTATTGTGGACTTTCCCCGTTGGCGCACCCTTCCTCATGCGTTGCCATAACTCTTACTTCCTGCGGTAAGAGTACAACTAGCGTCTATCGACGCCGCGCCTTGTTGGTCCGGGCCAGTGCTACGGAATCCCTCCCGCGCCTACGGATCATTGGTGTTTTTCTTCTAGGGGATCACAACCCCGGCTTTCCCGTTACGCGACGCCTCCGGCGTTGCAACTTAGGGTAGCACAGATTCAATCCGCGATGGACATTGCGCCCATCTTAATCCGCCCGTCGCCCTCTCAAATCGGGGTTCCTAGGGTAGGAAGCAGTATGTCAAACAGCGGTGGCGAATGGCGAACCATCCTCATAATAAGAGTAGAGAATAGGGGGGAGGAGGGGGTGGGGGGTAGGGGGTGGGATACCCCCACGGGTAACTGGACCGGGGGGAGGGGGTGGGGTGGGCCTCTTTAGGGCTCACACACCTACAAAACCAACCCACCCAAAGGTAACATAAACATCACCCCCACACAATAATAGTCGCCACCCCTCCAAGCGCATCCCTCCCCCAGAATTTCACCACTAAAAAACCTACCCTCGAAAAACGCTTGACGCAACCCCTATCCTCCTCCTAACATCACGCAATCCTCCCTCAAACCAAGGTCTGCACGATGCCGGAGTCACTGCGAGATGGGTTCGGCCTGATCTCACCCGAGGAGCTCGCCCAGTTGCTGGAGCTCCAGCCTGAGACGCTGTCCAACTGGCGGGCGAATTACAAAGGTCCGCCCTACCTGCACATCGGGCGCAAGGTCTATTATCGCCGCAGCGATGTCGACGCTTGGCTGGTGAGCATCACGGTGCGGCCTAAATCCTCTTCTGCGGATGAGAGGGATGAGGAGCATGGATAACACCGAGCCGGAGGCAAAAAGTCATGGGTGAAGCAAAGAGGCGACAGCAATGGTTCGAGCGCTTCAAGGAAGTTCGCGATCGCTGCTTGCGGGACCCCACCGAGGAGACGGCGGCGCTCCTCTATAAGTTCTCAGCAGCCGACCGCCTGATCCCCGACCCCCAGCCCCACACCTTGCTTGCGGGCTTGCACAAGGCGCGGCTCGCGTGGAACAAGTCCACCCCCGAGATGGTCGAGCAGTCCAAGCAGTGGCTGCTCGATCACGGGTTCAACGCCCGCCCGCCCACGGGTGTTGGGCCGTTCTAGCTCTGTCAGCCCACTGATCCACCACAGGAGAGAATCATGTCGAAGCACCCCAAGCTGCCCAAGCCGTCGCCGGGCATACCCGATATCCCGGAGCTGGTCGCCACCTTCACGTCGATGTGGGCCCCGCCGCCGCTGCCGGTGGTGGCCAACCTCAAGACGGGATACATCCTGTTCTCCAACGACGAGCTGGGGGAGATCACCGTGCTCTTGGATATCGAGGGCGAGGTCACCACCATCGAGCGCCACGCGGTGTCTTGCATCGCCCGCGTCCCGGGCGGAGGATGGGTCACCGTCAAGGTGGCGGAGTTCGCGAGGAGCTTCTCATGATCAGAAGACGCCGGGACCCGGCCACTCTATGGTGCCCCTTCGTGCATGTGTCGACGCGGCCGGACACGGACAATTATCCGCCCGACACCATTACTTCCCGGGGTAATTTCATCACCGGGGTCGATTCGCCCGAGGTCGCCGAGCAGTGCATGTGCATCGGGAACAAGTGCATGGCGTGGCACCCCGACACGGATTCCTGCGCCCTTATAGGAGCAACGCTATGGCAATAAACATCAAGCCGTCGCACAAGGGCCTGCTGCACAAGAACCTCGGCGTCCCCGAGGGAGAGAAGATCCCTGCGGGCAAACTGGCCGCAGCCAAGAAATCCCGCGATCCCGCGGTGCGCAAGCGCGCGACCTTCGCGGCGAACGCCAAGAAATGGAATAAGTGAAATGCCTGCGCTTAGTTCAAGAAACTGGGGGATAAACATCGTGCATCTGCAGCCGCCCTATAAGCCGCCGCCCGCCAGCGGCGACCAGCTACTGCGGGAAACAAGGGACCGGCTCAATGCCGAGTTCGGCCCTGTCCCGAAACAGGAGGAGAGAGAATTGCCGTTTGAAAACAAGTCGTTCAGCCATGCGCTGGACCTGCTCAAGAATGGGCTGCGCGTCCAGCGCGCCGGGTGGAACGGGATCGGGATGTGGATCGCCGTGCAGCGCCCGGACGAGAACTCAAAGATGAGCCTGCCCTACATCTATATGAAGACGGTCGCCGGCGACCTCGTGCCGTGGCTCGCCAGCCAGACCGATATCCTGAGCGAGGACTGGAGGGCTGTCGAGTGACCATACCACAATCGGAGAAAGACCTCGATCAGGAGCTGCGGCTCGGGGGCAAGCGCGCGCCGCGCCTCAATCCCGAGGACATCGAGAACTGCATCGAGGATGTGCAGTATCACCACTTCCCCGGCACCCGCCTGATCGTGTGCGCCATCCGCTTGCGCAACGGGTTCTACGTCATCGGCGAGAGCTCCTGCGTCAGCGACGCCAACTTCGATCCGGCCATCGGCAAGCGCCTCGCCGCGGAGAAAGCGCGCTCGCGGATCTGGGAGCTCGAGGGCTACCTGCTGCGCGAAAAAATATTTTTAGGGCAGCTCGGCTGATACCAGCCATGGAGTCGTAAAAAATAAATCAAAAAACCTCCCGACTGCATCGTTACCCCGGGGAGTAACTCTGGGTGCAGTTGGGAGGTGAAGTTCCGCGCGCGGGTTAAACTGGCAAGCGGATCAGGGCGATATTTTTGAGAGGAGCTGGCCGATCGTCACCAGCAGGATCACCATGACGAACCAGAACAAAAAGCTGCGCCAGAATGGACTCATCGCGTCGCCGCCCGGAGCAGATCCATCGCCCCCCAGCCCAGCACCACCGCTGCCATGAACGCTATCGTCAGCCCCATGGCGAAACAGATGTCCTTGAAGAGCGGCGGCATCAGATCGGCTCCCTGAATGCGATCACGCTGCGCTTGGACACCACGCCATAGCCCACGTCGTGCCGGTGGTTGCCCGAAAGGAGTAGAATGCTGGTCGGGTAGACCTTGGCGACGATGCCGATATGGTGGGGCAGCACGGCGACCACGCCGGGCTTCGGGGCGCTGGGGCGTCCATAATGGGCGTAAGAGACGGCGGCGAGCGACGGCAGGCGCGAATATCCCGCCTCGTTGAGCCACAGCCCCGCGGCGGCGGCGCACCACTTGCCATGAAAACCGGTGAAATTGCCCCTGCCCACGTAGCGCTCCGCCACATGCAGCAGCTTCACCTCGTCGCCCACCGGTGCGGGACCGGAGTAGAAGTTGATGCCGAACAGGCTGAACCCTTGGTTGGCGGGCGGCGCGACTGCGATCGCCGTGCGCATGCGCGGCGCGCGCTGCCGGAACACGACCCGGTAATGGTGACGCCGCGAGGACTGCCGCCAGCGCTCTTGGTCGCGGAACTGGCGGTGGTGGCGGGGGTGGACTTCCTCATCGAGCTTGCGGTCCATCTCCATGCCGAAGATGCGGCGGATATTGATGTTCTCGCTGGAGGACTGGGGAGGGGGGACGGGCCGGGCAAGCGCCGGGTTGAGGGGCGTCATGGCCGCAAACAGGCAGGCTACCGCCGCCGGATATATAGGATTTCGCATTCCTTGTCCTCTCGAACTCTTATTGCAGGCATAAAATGGCCGCTGAGAGGGGGCCCTCAGCGGCCACCGTGATTAGTGGCCGGCGACCCCGCCGCCAACCGCAATCACGCTCGAGCCGCCGCTGCTGGTCGAGCCAGCAATGCCGTTGCCCGAGGAGACAGCGCCCGTCGAGGAGACGCTGGAGGCCGTGCCGGCTCCGCCGCCGCCCGCGACGACCGGGCCGAAGAAGCCGCCGACGGCGACTCCGCCGCCACCGGCAACGCCGGTCGCGCCAGCGGTCGTGCCGCCGATGGCCGCAGCGTGGCCGAGCGAGCCGGTCAGGGTGCTGGAGTGGGAATTGGTGATGACGGTGCCGCCGCCGACGCCGAAGTCGAGAGCCAGCGCCGGGGCCGCAAAAGCGGACAGGGCGACGGCGAGAGCAAGGATCTTCTTCATGCTGTATTTCCTCTGCAGAGAACCGGGGAGAACCGCCCCGGCGCGGTAATCATGAAGCTGAACGGTCCCCGTGGGTGGGGTCGTCCAGCTTCTGCTCACTTTCGTCATCCCCACGTTGAGTTTGGGGATCACGCCCGGGCGCGCGTTCTGTGTCCGGGGACGCAAGATTGATGGTGGGTCGCCAGCCATGAATGTCCTTCATGGCGAAGTCCTTCGCCTCGGTGTCCGCTTCGAGGTCGATGGCGTGGAGGAGCCACTGCTCCTCCTTGTGCCATTCCGTCGCCCCGAACCAGATCGCGAGGGGGAGGATGCGGCGGATGCGCCGCGCCCCTTTCCAGTTGGTGTAGTCGATCGCGACAGCGCCGCTCATCAGTTGGAAGCCATCGACTGCGGCTTCACGCACACGCCGGGGTCAGCCGAGGGGCGAGCGCCCTTGGAGTGACAATCGGCGACGGTGTAGGCGCGGCCCTTCTTGTCATGGTAGGCGCTCTTGAACTCCCCGCGATACGCGGAGTGCGGAGTGACCACGGCGACTTCGGCATAGGCCCCGACGCGGCACTTGATGCCGCCGGCGACCATCGAGCGCGCCAGCTCGTCGTCGAGGCACAGGGTCTGGAGAGCCGCCTCATGCTGCCCGAAAGCCCACAGGGTGCGGGCGTTCAAACGCTTGTTGCACGGCCCGTCCTGCCACGGGAAGCCCAGCGCCCCGCCGCCGCCGACCGCCGCGCCGCCGAGCGACACGGAGCCGTTGCAGCTCTCGATGCCAGCGGCGCTCATGCCCGGCGCGAAAACGCTGGGCGACTGGCCGGTGGTGGTCGAGTTGAAGGTGTTGGTGTTGGCCGCGCCGGACTGGTTGGCGTTGACCGAGCGGACGCCGACGTTCTGCTGGCTGCTGATGCGCGAGTTGACGTTGGAGTTCGAGTTGGATCGGGACTGCGACGCCGCTCCAGCGGTCGCGGTGTTGCGGTTGTTCTGGACAGGGGCGGCGATGGCCGCGCTGTCGGAGCGGGAGTTCGAGATGCCCGTGCCGACGCCGATGGCGTTCTGCGCGAACGAGGGGGCCGAGCCGAGAGCAAGCAAAGCGACCGCGGTGATGAGCTTGAAGTGCATAAAGTAACCTCCATGTCGGTGGGGTCAACCGCAGTCGGAATGATGCCAACTGGGGTGGCGATGCGACGAACCATAGTTTCGCAAGTCTGGGGCCTTGTCCAGTGCTTTTTACCTCCGTGGGTAATTTTTATGGGTTAAGTAGTTCCCCCTAGGTCCAAGCCGCAGGGCTGATCTTGCGGCTGGGGCGGTTGGGCGGGCGCTGCAGCCGCCGGGCGATCATCTCGCTCATGCCGCCGTGCGCCGCCAGCGCCACATACTGCACTCCGTCCATGGGATGGGACCACCTGTTCTTGTCGGGTAGCGCCTTGCGCGCGCCGCTCTTCATCTTGGCGTAACGATAACCGCCTCCAAGCCCCCTGACAATGGTGGGGCACCGCAGCCGGTCGACGAGAAGAGCCGGCCCGCCGTCGCGCTGCTGCAGGAGATAAGCCTCCACCGCCCTGATGCGGGGGTCGATGTCGTTGGTGGGCGCGGGGTAAGCCACGAAACCCATGCGCTTGAGCACGTCGAACGACGTCTCCTCATAGATCGAATCCTTGCTGATGCCTGCGGGATCGCCCACCAGCACGACGGCCCGGCCGAAGTAGCGCTCCTTCAACAGCGCCGGCCGCAGCGAGCGCTGGACGTGCTGCTCCAGCCCGATGTCCTCGGCCTCGACCTCCTCGAGGATCAGCAGCCGCCCCTTGAGGTCGACCTGACAGATCACCGACCACGGGTCGCGCCCGAAGTCCTGACCCACGATGAGCGGGGACCCGTACAGCGGTTCGAGCTCTGGAACCACATGAAATGAAGACTTGAAGCTTTCCCGAAACACCGCGCTGCCGGAGGGGTCGTCGCCGAATTTCGCGTGAACGTAGCGCCGCACCCAGTCCATGTTGTTCGAGCGCACGAAGCGTTCGTAATAGGAGCGCCCCTGCGCGATCCGCCGCGGGTCGCCTTCGGGCAGCTTGAGCGTCTCCGGGGTCTGGGTCAGGTGGTCGAGGTTCTCGGCGTCAGCGTCCATGCCGCCGGGCTGGATGAAAACCTGTGCGTCTGGCGGGGTGTCCGTCTCCATGAACTTGTGCCACGGCGAGTTCTCGCTGGGCATGTTGGTGTCTGCGATCAACCCCATCCATGTCGCGCCGCCCATGGCGGAGGACGGATAGCGGCCGCAGCGGCCCGAGAGTGGAGAGAGAATTTCCACATCCATTTCAATGGCTTCGGACATCCACGCGCCCGTGAGCTGCATCGACAGCAAGCGCCTCTGGTCTTCCGGATTGTCGAGGGGGATGAGCAGCCACTCGCTGCGGACGTCTCCGATCTGGATGTAGATCGCCTGATCAGTGACCTTGTAAAGGGCCATGCGGTCGAGCCAAGAACATACGTCCTTTAATACAGTATCTTTAAGTTGTTTTAATGTCTGTCGCACGATTGCGAAGCGTGTATATCGAAATCCGTCGGGTGCCGGCGCTTGCTCGCATGCGCGCCGAAACAGCTCAAAAATGCATGCTGTGGTCTTTCCTGAACCAACTGGACCGGCAATCAGGCGAATAAACGCTGTGGAGTCCATGAAGCGGGCGCACGTCGGCGGTGCGGTATATGTGATATCAACCATGCGAGTTACTTCCGGGGGTAATGGGATCAGCTATGATCGCCGCCATGTCGATCACTTCCACCGGAGGTTCATTGACGATCTTGATCGGGGCCTTGTTGCCTATATTGATCGTCACCGTGAACTTCTCGCCCGCGACGCCGCTCGCGCCGCCGGTCGAATCGACCCCGGCGATGCGAGCCAGCAGCTTCGCACCCTCGATCTTGTGGTTCAGGGACTCGCCGCGGTCGTGCAGCCGGCCATGCAGCTCGGGAACGAAGTCCTCTAGGATGGTCGCCGCCTTGAGCTTGAGCCGCTCCTGCGCGTTGAGCGCCGACCGCCACGCGACGACGGCGTCCTCGAGCAGCATCTTGAAGCGATCGGTCTGCTGCAGCTCCTCATACTGGGCCCATGTAATGCCCTGCTGCGCCAGAATGTCCGGGATTTCCTGTATGTCGAGGGCGATCTCCCGCACCAGCGACAGCAGCTTGGTTTCGTTCATGTCCAACAGCGAGCCCATTTACTAGCTCCATGGCCGCTAAAATCATCTAGGAATAGTTGTCAAGCCCCTAGGATACACGTATTGTCCCGCAATGGTAGAGTCGCACCCATCCCGAGGGCTCCTTCGTGTCGTTCCTCCTGCAGCGCTCGAAGCGGCGCTCTCGGCGGAAGCGAAAGAACGCGCCCAAGCCCAGACGCCCGTCGACACCGCCGAGATGACCGGGCTGGCCGGGATGGTGCGGACCAAGTTCGAGACGTTCAAACGCCACCGCGACAACACAATGTCGGGCTGGTCCTACCGCCTCCTCAAGGCGATGCGGGCCTTCAACGGGCAATACGACCCCGTCAAGCTGGCGGAAATCCAGAAGTTCGGCGGCTCCACGGTCTACGCTAGACTGATCGCCGTCAAGTGTCGCGGAGCATCCTCCCTGCTCCGCGACGTCTACCTTTCCCCTGACCGGCCATGGGCGCTCGACCCCAATCAGGACCCGTCCATCCCGCCGGAAATCATTCAGGCCATCCAGAAATTATTGTCGTCCGAGCTGCAGGGCCTCGCCCAAGCCGGACAGCCCATCGACCCCGCCGCCATTCGCGATCGCCACGCCCAGCTCATCACCGCCGCGCGCGAAGCCGCCAAGAAGAAAGCCGCCGACCAAGCCAACATCGCCGAGGAGAAGCTCGACGAAATTCTGGTCGACGGCGGCTTCTACAAGGCGCTGGCCGAGTTCATCACTGACTTGCCCCTGTTCCCCTTCGCCTGCATCAAGGGCCCGGTGGTCCGCATCGTGCCCACCGTGACGTGGCTCGACGGCAAGGCGCAGGTCACCGAGCGGCCCCGACTGTTCTGGAACCGCACCTCGCCCTTCGATATCTGGTGGACGCCCGGCGTCGCCGACATCGAGGACGCCGAAGTCATAGAGAGAACGCGCGTCACGCGCGCGGACTTGAACGACCTGCTCGATCTGCCCGGCTACAACGCCGCCGCCATCCGTGAAGTGCTCGACCTCTACGGCTCCGGCGGTCTGGTCGACGACTGGGACTACACCGACGCCGAGCGCGCGGTGCAGGAAAACCGCGAGAACCCCCAGTACAATCGCTCGGGCCTGATCGCTTGTCTGGAGTACCACGGCAACGTGCAGGGCAAGTTCCTGATCGAGGCCGGCATGGACCCCCGCCTGATCCAAGACCCGGTGCGCGACTATTTCGTGCAGTGCTGGGTTATCGGGCAGTACGTCATCAAGACGCAGCTCTCGCCCTCTCCCCGAAAGAGGCACCCCTATTTCGTGTCGTCGTTCGAGAAGGTCCCGGGGACCCCGGTGGGCAACGGCCTGCCCGATATCCTCGACGACATTCAGGAAGTGTGCAACGCCACGCTCCGCGGGCTGGTCAACAATCTCTCGATCTCGTCCGGGCCGCAGGTGGTGGTCATGGACGACCGTCTGTCGCCTGACGAGGACGGCGAGGATATGTATCCGTGGAAGCGCTGGCATGTCCAAAGCGACCCCCTCGGCGGCGGCGGGCAGCAGAAGCCCATCGACTTCTTCCAGCCGCAGTCAAACGCTCAAGAGCTTCTGCAGGTCTACCAGCAGTTCACTGCGATCGCGGACGATCTCTCCGCCATTCCCAAATATATGTCCGGAGCGAATGCGGGTCCCGTGGGCCGAACCGCTTCCGGCCTCGCGATGCTTATGTCCAACGCAGCCAAGATCCTGCAGACTGTGGCAGCGAATGTCGACCGGGATGTCATGGCCCCCCTCCTGCAAAATCTGTTCGACATGCTGATGCTGACCGACCAGTCGGGCATCCTCACCGGCGAGGAAACCGTCCGCGTCATGGGCGTCAACGTCGCCGTTCAGAAAGAAACACAGCGTAGCCGCCAGCTCGAGTTCCTGCAGCTCACCGGCAACCCGATCGACATGAGCATCATCGGGCCGAAGGGGCGGGCGAACATCCTCCGCTCGGTGGCCCAGACCCTCGGCTTGCCGGGGGAAGAGATCGTTCCGTCCGACAGCGAGCTGGAGCAGCAGCAGGCGCAGGCCGCTCAGGCCCAGCAGGCGCAGGCCCAGCAGGCCGCTCAGGCGCAAGGCAACCAGCCCCCGAAGGGCGGTAACGTGACGGGCGACACGGGTCCCCGCACCAACATTGCAGGAGGCCCACAATGAAAGAGCCGAAGTCAGTTCCCAAGGGTGGCAAGGGCCCGGCGTCGATTGCGGTCACCCGCAGCGCCCGGGTCTACCCGAAGGGCGCGCCGCCCGCGCCGGCTCCCGACGACACAGGCGGCGCGCCCGGCGCTATCCCCGGCATGAAGAAGGGTGGCAAGGTCCCGCCCAAGGGCAAAAAGCGCTAACCTTTACTTCCGGGAGTAACTCGCTATGGCTAAAGAGAAGATGACCATGAAGAAGTGGGAAGGCTCCAAGGCCGACCTCAAGGAAGACAAGAAGCACGGCTTCAAGGAAGGCAGCAAAAAGGACAACGCTGCCGACAAAGCCGCCATCCAGAAGCTCAACAAGCGCGGTCGTCGCTGAATCGGGAGAACCATTATGGCCAAGAGCAAAGTGAAGTCGGAGGGCAGCAAGACGTTCGCCAAAGGCGGCAGCGGCCACATGCACGGCAAGCAGCATGCCGGCCCCCAGAAGCCCGGCACCTCTTCGCATGACGTCTCGAGCGATGGCGGCAAGTTCGGCAAGGGCGGATCGGGCCATATGTTCGGCAAGCAGAGCGCGACAACCAAGGTCGCGGGAACTTCGGGCAAGCCATGAGGACCGTGGGGGGCGTCATGCACAGGGGGAGATTAAGTCCAGAGGCGCTCCTCCTCGCTCTCGCGCTCATCTTCGCGGTCTTCGCCACGGCGATGTTCCTGTTCTCGCTTCCGGCCAAATCTCAAGCGATCGAGATCGGGCCGGGCGGCGTCTACGTGAACCCGCTGCCCGACTATGGCCGGAGCCGCAACTGGGCCCGCACATGCGAGGAGCTTCGCATCGCCTGCGAATACAAGAGCGAGCGCGGCGAGGAGGGCCACGGCAACTGCCGCCGCTACCGCGAGCGCTGCGAGTAGGGCAGTAACCAAGGAACACGACCATGGCCGACACCAAGTTGAAAAAGCTGCACAAACAGGCGACGCACGAGGTCCTTCCCTCGCGATTCGCCATGTCGGAGCTTACCGGCGGCGACGTCGCGAACCGCTCGATGGGCAACTACGCCAAGTCCGCGCCCGCGCCCGACAACCAGCCCTATGGCCCGCTGGCCATGATGGCGATGATGCGCCGCGGCGCGCCCAAAATGTGAGGAGTGCGCCATGTCGAGCAAGTTCGATAACGGTCCGGGCTATGAGTATACCCCGATCATCCCCAACGATCTGAACCTCCTCAAGGTGCCCATCCGCGGCTTCTATGTCGGCGTCGGCGGCGACGTCGCGGTCAAGGACATCAAGGGCGACACGGTCATCTTTGTCGGGTTGCTGGCCGGACACGTTTACTGGCTCGGAGCGGCTGCTGTGCTCGGCACCGGCACGACCGCCACCGCTATTATCGGGATACAGTAATGGCTGTGCCGAGGGATCTCATCTTTGCCGCCGTCCAACTGGCGCGATCTGCCGGCCCGGACTGGGATTCGTTCGTGGTTGAGCTGGAGAAATACGCAGCTACGCAGCGCGATCTGTGCGTTGCGTCCCCTATTGACGTTCTGGCTGTGGCGCAGGGCCGCGCGCAGGGCGTCTCTGTTCTGACCCACATATTGCATGACTGCAAACACGAGGCGGAGGTGCTGGAGCGCGCCGCCAAGCAAAACAAGAAGAGCCCTCTCGGCCCCGGCTAGAGAGCGCGCATGACTCGCCCCTGCCGGATGTCCCGCAGGCGCGCATAGGAGAGAATGATGGCTACCAATCCCCTGCCCGCCGATCCGGATGTGAAAATCCCGGCGGCTGTACGAGCGTCGGCCGCGAGAGCCGAGAGTCTTATAGCCCAGATGAACGGCGACCAGCCCGGCGCGACGCCCAATGGCGAGGCCCCGGTTACCGCCGAGGGTAACGCCCCTGCTCCTCACCAGCCTGTCGAGCGCCCGAATCCGGACACGCACTTCCAGCCCCAGACCCCCCAGACACCCCCGTCTCCCCCTGCGCCCGCTCCCCATGGCGAGCAGCAGACCGAGAACTGGGAGCACCGCTACAACTCGATGAAGGGGCGCTATGAGGCGCAGGCGCGCCAGCTCTCCGATATGTCGGCGCAGATGTCCCAGCTCCAGCGCGAGCTCACGAACATCCAGCAGCAGGCGCAGCGCCGGCCGGACGGTGACCAGCACATCCAGCGCCTGATCACCCCGGAGGAAGAGAGCGACTACGGAGCGGACTTCCTGACGGTGGTCGGCAAGAAGGCCAAGGAGGAGATCACCCCCGAGATCGCCGCGATGAAGCGCGAAATGGATCAGCTTCGGGCGCAGTTTCAGGGCGTCGGGCAGAACCTCGCGCTGTCGGCCCGGGAGAAGATGTATCAGAACATGGACCAGTCGATGCCCGATTGGCGCGATCTGAACACCAATCCGCAGTTTTTATCATGGTTGAAATTGCCAGATACATATTCTGGTGCTATTCGTCATGATCTGATGATGGCGGCTTACGAGCGGAACGACGCCCCTCGGCTCACCGCCTTCTTCAAAGGCTTCCTCGCCGAAGAGGCTGCAACGGCCCCCGCAGGGTACACAGGTCCAGCAAACGGCGCTTCGGCCCCGCAGCTCGACCTAAGAGGACTGGCGGCACCGGGCAGAGCCAAGTCAGCAGCAGCGCAGGGCGCTCCCGCTGAGAAGCCCATATTCACCCGCGCTCAAATCCAAGCGTTCTATAATGACGCCTCTCAAGGCAAGTATATCGGCAAGCAGGAAGAGCATGACCGAATCGAGAGGCAGATTTTCGACGCATCGAGGGATGGGCGCATTCGCGAACGCTGACCCGTAAGCACCCCATGGATGGGGCTGGCGGGTGAACCGAGGGCCTCATCATGGCTGTATTTCCGATTGCGGGCGCAGGAACGACCCCGCCCATTTACCCGGCTGGCGCAACCAACACTGACTACAAAGCTATCGGCTTCATCCCGGAAATCTGGTCCGGCAAGCTGATCGAAAAATTCTACGCGAGCACTGTCCTCGCGGCGATCTCGAACACCGATTATGAGGGCGAGATCAAGAATCAGGGCGACAAGGTCAACATCCGCACAAAGCCCACCATCAACATCTACGACTACATGGCTGGCGGCGACCTCGCCATTGACCGCCCGGCGGGCGGCATGGTCACCCTGAACATCGACAAGGGCAAATACTTCAACAACATCATCGACGACGTCATGGAGATCCAGTCCGATCTCAACCTCCTGTCCATCTGGAGCGACGACGCCGCCGAGCAGATGAAGATCACGATTGATCGTCAGGTGTTGGGCCCGGTCGGCGTGGTTCCCCCGGTCTACATGAACGGCGGCGGCATCCTTCATCAGGCCGACGCCGCCAACAAGGGCGCGACCGCCGGCGCGATCTCCGGCAACATCAACCTCGGCGTCACTGGCACCCCCGTCTCGGTGGTCGCCCGCAACGCCACGACCGGCACCGTCGAGATCGTCGATGTGCTCCTGCGCCTCGCGCAGTGCCTCGACGAGCAGAACATCCCGGAGACGGGACGGTGGGTCGTTCTACCCACTTGGGCCGCGATCTCGATCAAGAGGTCGGAACTCCGGCAGGCATATCTGTCGGGTGACGCCGTTTCCATGCTGCGGAACGGCCGGCTGGGCATGGTCGACCGCTTCACGATCTACGCCTCGAACCTGCTTCCGTTCGGCACCACCGCCGGGCTGGCTGCGGGCGAGTTCGTGATCTATGCCGGTCACGCGCATGGCCTGACCTTCGCGTCGCAGATCTCCAAGGTCGAGACGATCCGCTCCGAGCGGACCTTCGGCACCTTGCTCCGCGGCTTGCAGGTCTATGGATCGAAGGTCCTCGACGGCAAGGCGCTGGCCGAGGCCATCGTCCTCAACGCCGGCTGACCCCCGGCGGTTACCGCTGGAAGTAACAGGGGGGCCCGGGCAAACCGGCCCCCCTTGGACTATGGGGGTGGATATGGCGATCAAATATGCGACTGGAGCGGGTTACGTCGGGATATGCCGGACCTTACTGCAGGACACCGTCCAGCCCTACCGCTATTCAGATCCCGAGTTCCTTCAAGCGCTCAATCTCGGCCTGTCGGACGCATGGCGGATACGGTATGATTTCTTCCTCGGTCTGGAGGGGCCACCACTCTACACTGACCTGACCCAGACCGTGAAGTTCCCCAACGGATATGAGACGGCGCTGGTCTATTATATGTGCGGCCACATCCAGTTGCGCGACGACGAAGTGAACGTGGATCAGCGCGCCGCGAGCTTCTTGGCGCGGTTCCAAGCGACGCTCCTGTCGCTGCAGTGAGAGAGGGCTGACGATGGCCAATACCGATCTCGGAGCGCTCCTCGAGCATGCTCAGGTCAGGTTGCCCGGCGCTCTTCCGGAGACGATCAAACTCGAACTCGATGCGCTGATGAATGATTTCTGCGACGCGACCAACGTGTGGAACCTCGGCATCCCATTCACCACCCAGCCAAACGTCACGGACTACGAACTCACGGTCAACAATGGCCTGATCAACCGGGTTCTCAATGTCGTCGGCGCGGACAACAGGGTCATGCCGGCGACTTTCCAGATGCCGGACACGCTTTCACTGGTCCACACCCCGACCAGCGAGCAGGAGCTGACAGTCAACGTCGGGCTGATCCCCGACAATTCATCGCCGCTCGAAGTGCCGTGCTGGATCTACGCCCAGTATCGCAACTGTCTGCTCGACGGCGTCATCGGCCGCATGATGAGCCAGACCTCCAAGCCCTACTCGAATGATAAGGCGGCGGTGTTCCATCTGCGCAACTACGCCAAGGGGGCGCAGCAAGCCAAGAACGACGTGCTGCACCAGTTCATGTTCCGCGGTCAGGGATGGATGTTCCCGCAGTCGATCCGCACTCGCAACCAGAGGGGTTGGATATGGTGAAGCTGGTCTACGTCGCGGGACCCGGCAGCAAGGTTGGTTGCGTCAAGCAGTGGCCCACCGAGGTCATCGACTACGACATCGACTATTCGCGCTGGCTGGACCCATCCGTCAGCGTCACCGCCGTCAGCGCGACGGTGGCCCCGGTGGACGACACCGGGATCACGGTCATCGGCTATGGGTGTATCGGCCAGACCGGCACGTTCCGCGTCTCGGCTGGCGTGGAGGGCACCAGCCACACGCTGCTGCTGACCTCGACCTGCACCGACGGGCAAGTGCTGACGTCGGAGCTCGACGTCTACATCCGGCTGGCCGAGGGCTCCGATCCCGGTCTGGCTCCCGGACAGACGTTCTATGTGCGCCGCGCCGGCGACAACATGACCGGGCTCCTTACCCTTGCGGGTAACGCCCTCGACCCTCTCAACGCGGTGCCGCTGCAGCAGCTTGAACAGGAGATCAACGACATCGCGCTGACGCCCGGCGCGCAGGGGCCCAAGGGCGACACCGGCGCGACCGGGGCCACGGGCGCTACGGGGCCTGTAGGGCCTCCGGGGCCGCAGGGACCTCAAGGGTATACCGGCCCCAAGGGCGACACCGGCCCACAGGGCGCTCAGGGCTTCGCAGGGGCTACGGGGCCGCAGGGCGCGCCCGGGCCGCAGGGACCCGCGGGGCTCAACGGCGCGACGGGGCCAGCGGGCGCTGACGGCAAGATCGCTCCGATCATCGGCTATTTTGGAGCGCAGAGGACCCCGGCCGATCTCCCCACGTCTGGCTATATCCCGGTCAACTGGGACGGCGTGGGCAAGCCCGCCACCGCCTACCAGATGGTGCAGAACACCGCGCTGCTCTACAACCCCACCAACACCACCGATCCGCTCTACGGGACGATCTATGTCTTCGTCGGGACGGGCGTCGACCCCACCGGCTGGAGGAACGGCGGCAACATCCGCGGGCAGCAGGGCATCCAAGGCGTGACGGGAGCCACCGGCGCGACCGGCGCGACCGGCGCGACCGGCGCGACTGGCCCCATCGGAATGGCGTGGACCGGCGCGTGGTCGTCTGGCGTGAATTACATCGCGACCAACGGAGTTCAGGCTGGCGGATCGTCTTACTATTGCATCGCGCCCCATCTATCGAGCGGCGCGAACTCCCCGCCCAACGCCACCTACTGGTCGGTCATGGCGGCTCAGGGCGCGACCGGAGCCACGGGCGCAACGGGCGCTCAGGGCATTCAGGGTCCCGTGGGCGCAACGGGCTCGCAGGGTATCCAAGGACCGCAGGGGGTGCCGGGAGCCACCGGCGCTACCGGGCCGCAGGGCGCAACAGGCTCAACCGGCGCTACCGGGCCGCAGGGGCCGGCGGTGGCGATCGGCGGCACCAACGGGCAAATCCAATACAACAATTCCGGCGCTCTCGGCGGCATATCGCAGAACGGCACCGGCACGGTCGTCATGACCACCAACTCGACGGCGGTCGTTCACCAGAACACCCTCGGCGTCACCGGCGCGGCGTCGAACGACTCCATCTTCACACTGAACAAGCCCGCCTCCGGGCAGAAAAGCATCCTCTATGGGCAGATGGGGGGAGTGCTCCGCTGGAGCGCGACTCTCGGCGATGCGACGGCGGAAGGCGGCAGCAACGCTGGCTCTGATTTCACCATATCGCGCTACACCGATGCGGGCGGAGTGGTCGACAGTCCCCTCAAGATCGTTCGCTCGACGGGCGTCGCCACCTTCTCGCAGGCGCTGTTTTCGGCCAACCACACCATCACGGGCGCGGCTGGCAACAATGCGATCGTGGCCGTCAACAAGGCCGCTGCCGGTTTCTACGCGGGCATCTCTGGGCAGATGGCTGGCTCAAATCGCTGGCTGATGATGCTGGGCAACGCCACGGCGGAAGGCGGCAGCAATGCCGGATCTGATTTCTTGCTCAACAGGTATGCAGACGGCGGTGGTTTCATCGACACGCCGTTCCAGATCATGCGCGCGACCGGCAACGCCACATTCTCACAGGCGCTCTCCGCCGCCAGCGTTACGATACTCGCCCCAGCCGGCACTGACGCCGCGTTGTGGCTCAACAAACCAGCGACCGCTGGCCGATCCTGTTCGGTTATCGGACAGAGGAATTTGCTGAACCGCTGGCAAATGACGCTTGGCGATGCCGGAACCGAAACTGGCACTGCAAACGCTGGGTCCGACTTTGCATTGTCTCGCTTCACTGACGCGGGCGCATGGATCGACAATCCACTGACCATCGCGCGCACAAGCGGTGCGATAACTATAAATCAGACCAACGCTAACAATACGCTAAACATCACTGGCGCGGCAGGGATATGGCCGCAGATTTCGCTTAACAAAGCAGCCAGCGGCATCGGTGCGGTCATAAGCGGCACCAAAGCTGGCCTCGGTCGCTGGCAGATGGCGCTGGGCAACCAGACCGCCGAAACCGGCACTGGCAACGCGGGTAGCGATTTCAGCATTTCCCGGTTCAACGACGCCGGGGCGTTTATCGACACGCCATTTGTTATTGCTCGCTCGAACGGACAAGCGACATTTACGCAGCAAATCAACGTGGCGGGGGTGAGAGTTGGAAATGGTACGATGGTTGCGGAATCATCCATAGAGCTTGGCGTCCCGTCGTCCAACTCACCATGCTACCTAGACTTTCATTCCGGCCCAAACACTACTGATTTTGACTGCCGCCTTATTTCCACCGGAGGAACCGCGGCGGATGGCCAAGGTGCTTTACAGATTTGGGCCGCTGGCGGGCTTACCATTCCTCCCGTAGTTGTTAATGGGTCTGCTTACAGCCAAGGAATGATGTCGTGCGGCGACTGGATACAGGTCAGGACGCCGGGCGGCAATGACGCAACTGTAGCTCTTGCCGACACGAGCAACACGACACGCGGTTCTGTCATTTGGCAAGGCTCGTCAGGAAATTTACTTCTGTACAATAATTTCAGCGGAAATGCCTTGTGGGTCGATCAGGGCAACGCAATGCAAGTAGCGAATCGCGCCATAAAGCCCGGTGGCGGATCGTGGGAAGCCACCTCGGACGCACGCATCAAGACGGTCAGGGGCGAATGGAAGATCGGACTGGACGCCATCCTGAAACTCAATCCGGTGACGTATCTGTACAATGGCAACGACACCCCGACAGAGATCAAAAGCACCACCCTCCGAGACGACGAAACGGACACCGCCCCCTTCTCGGCCAGCGACCACTACATGGTCGCCAAAGAGGGGAGAGTTTTCGTTGGGTTGGTGGCGCAAGAAGCCGAACTTGCCCTGCCTGACATTGTGTCCAGACAAGCGGGCTTCATAGACGGCGTGGCCGTTGACGACTTGCGTAATATCGACAGCAGCGCTTTGATTTACGCGCTGATCAATGCGGTCAAGACGTTGACCGCGCGCATCGAGGTGTTGGAGGGGCAGTTACCCCCGGCGGTAAGGAGGTCCAGATGATCGACCGCAAATATTTCTTCGACAAGGTGCGGGCGTCCCTATTCACCGGCGAGATGACGACCGGGCAGGTGGTGGGGCTGGAGGCGCTGCTGACGGTGTGGGAGGAGGACTTTCTCGACTTCCCCAAATCCTTCCTCGCCTACTGTCTCGCCACCGCCTATCACGAGACGGGCCGCAAGATGCAGCCGGTCGAGGAAATCGGGAAGGGCAAGTCCAAGAAATACGGCAAGCCGGTGGGGCCCTACAACCACGTCTATTATGGCCGCGGCCACGTCCAGTTGACGTGGGAGGACAACTACAAGAAGGCGAACACGCAGCTCGCCAAATACGACATCGGCGTCGACCTCCACAAGGAGCCGCACCGCGCGCTCGAGGATGAAATCTCGGCCTACGTCCTGCTCGACGGATCGCTGCACGGCTGGTTCACCGGCAAGAAGCTCGCCGACTATTTCGGCCCCGACAAGGACGACCCCGTCAACGCCCGCAAGATCATCAACCGCCTCGACAAGGCCGAGACGATCGCCGGCTATTACCGCAAGTTCAAGGACGCCTTGAGAGATGAGGCCGTGAGTGTCTGACGCCGAGAAAGCACTGGAGAGCGCACTGCCCTATCCGGCGATCAGCGGGCTGGTCATCGTGGGCTTCTGCGCGACCCTGATGTTTCTCAGTCTGGTCTACGTCGGGCGCAGGCTTGCGGGCACCCACCCGCGCGACTCCTACATCATGCCCCTGCTGTCGATCCTGATCACGCTGATGTTCTTCGGCATCGTCGGCCTGACCATGACCCGCAATCTGCCGGAGAACAAAGACACCGCGCTGCTGCTGGGCGGATTGATCGCGGCATTCACCACGATGATCAATTACTGGTTCACCCATGTTCGCCGCCCGACCGATCCAACGGCCGTCGACAGTGAGCCGCCTCCTCCCGAAGACACTGAACCAAAGGGGTAACGCCATGTGCTTCTCACTAGGCTGGCTTCAACAATTCCTGATCTGGTGCGTCATCGTCGGCGCGGTCATCGCCATCCTGCAGCTCTTCATCCCGTGGGTGCTGGCGCAAGCCGGGGCGCTGGGCGGCGCGATGAACACGGTTCTCGCGGTCGTGCGGATCATCGTGTGGGCGATCATCGTTATCTTCGTGATCTACATCGTGTTTGATCTCTTGAGCTGCCTTCTCGGCAGCGGGGGAATCAGCCTCCCGAGGCTCAAGAACACATTGCTCACGCCTTACTTCTGGGGGTAACATCCCACTGCCGATGACGTGAACGACCACATGGAGTATCTCGATGAACAACAAGCACCCTTCACATGACCATAAGCCCGCCCATGACGCGCCAGCGAAAGCGCCGGAAGAGAAAATTCTCTCCGGCGAGGAAATGATCGCCGCCCGCACCGCCGCCGAGCAGGACGCCGGCAAGAAAGGGCTGGAGAGCTACGCCGCCGAGCGCAAGCGGCTGGAGGCGCTGCTCGAGAAGAACGAGCCTCTCCAAGCCGAGATTAAAGAGAAAAAGCTGAAAGAAGCTTTCGAGGAGCCGCCAAGAAAAGGTGAGCGCCACCGCGACGCCGGCGACGAAAACGAAGACGTCTGAACCGGAGTTTCGCCATGCCGTTTTCCGCCAAGCATCACTTCACCTCCCCCAAGGGAGATGACCCGGACACGACGCTCGTCAATCCGTCGAACTGGAACGCCGAGCACGACCTCAACATGGACACCAACGCCATCCTCGGCCGCTATTCGGCGGGCGCGGGGCCTGTGCAGGAGCTTTCTCTCGGCGCAGGGTTTCATGTCGATGGGTCAGGAGTGATCACGGCGGGGTTCGATTCGGGGACGGCGATGGTATTCTATGCGTCGGCGGCTCCGACCGGGTGGTGGCAGGAGAACATCCACGACTACGCCTTGCGGGTGGTGAACACCAACGGCGGGCCGGGACATGGCGAGGTCGGCCTGTCGCAGTGGCAGGCGCAAGCAATCGGAGCCCACGCCCTAACCGTCAATGAAATGCCCTCCCACACCCATACCGGGCGCGACACCGGGCATTCCCACAACATGGGGGGCTCGCGGCTGGACGTGGCCGGCAACAACGGGATTGCTTTCGGAAACGGGTGGCAGATGGGCAACAAGTTGACTGACGGGGCGGCTGCGAACATCCAGATCGACGCTGCTGGAGCGAGCTGGGGGCATGTCCATCCCCTGATGCAATTTGCCTATGTCGACGTCATCATCTGCAGAAAGTATTGATCCCATGGACCAGATCCCCCACGGGCCCAAACACCTGATCTGCCCGCAGCATCGCAAGAAGATGTCTCTGGTCTGCCACACCTGTCCGTGGTGGGTGCAGATCCGCGGCAAGGACCCGCAGACGGGCAAGGAGCTCGATCAATGGAGCTGCGCGGTCGCGTTACTTCCGACGGTAATTCTGGAGACGGCGCACCAGACCAAATCGGTCGCCGCCGCCACCGAGAGCTTCCGCAATGAGGTCGTCGCCGCCAACGAGCGCGCCGTGAAGGAGCGCCTCGGGTTAGCCCGGCCATCTCCCCCACCCATGCTCATCGAAGAGGGGTAACCGGATGCCGGTAATCAAGATCGCGGGCTTCGGGGGCATGACGCCGATCTTTGACGAGCGTCTGATCGGCGACGAGTTCGCGGCCTATGCCGAGAACACATGGCTGCAGCAGGGCACCCTCCAAGGGATGCCGGTCATGACGCCGCTCTACACCCTCAAGCAGCTCGGCTCTGAATACGTTTTCCGGTTCCCGATTGATCTATCCGACGCCATCCACATGCCCGCCTCGACGTGGATGGAGTTCCCCAACGCCGACACGGTCGTCATTCCGGGCATGGTCACGGACGATGAATGGGACCGCTATTACTGGTGCCAGCCGGGGTCGCCGCCGCAATACAACACCAAGGCGCGCATCGACGCCGGGGACCCGCCTTACACCCTCGGCATGCCCTATCCGACTGTCCCGCCCACCTTGTCCTCGACCGGTGGCGCTTCCTCGACGCTGACCACGCGCGCCTATGTCGTGCTCTGGGTTTCCGCCTATGGCGAGGAGGGCGCGCCCAGCCCGCCCGCCGTCCACACCGGCAAGATCGACGACGTCTGGACGCTGACCAATATCCCGCAGCCGGGCCCTGCGGACCTCGCCAACCGCAACATAACCAAGTGCGCCATCTACCGCACGGTGACCGCCGCGAACGGCTTCACCGACTATTTTTACGTCAGCTATGTCGCCATCGGGACGACGTCCTTCACTGACAATATCCCCGACTCCTCCATCGTTGGCGGGCGCAACCTGTCGAGCGTGACGTTCACCGGCCCCCCGATCCTCGACGGCTGGATACAGATGCCCAACGGCATCATCGCTGGATGGTCCGGCAAGGACATTCTGTTCTGCGAGCCCTACCTTCCGCATGCGTGGCCGGTCGAATACCAAATGTCGTCCGACTACGACATTATCGGGTTCGGGGTCCTCGGGCAGACCTTGATGGTCATGACGCAGAGCCGGCCTTACGCCATCACCGGCGTCCATCCCTCCGCGATGACCATGGCGGCGCTGCCGACCATCGAGCCGTGCCTGTCGCGCGGGTCGATCGTATCGACGCTCAATGGGGTCTATTACGCCTCGCCCAACGGCTTGATCCTCGCCCAGCCGGGCGGGGCGGAGAACATCACGCTCGAGAAGGTAAGCCGCCGCGAGTGGCAGTCGCTTGTGCCGCTGGAGACGATTCGCGCCACGCGGCTGGGCGACGCCTATTATGGCTGGGGCACCCAGATCGACGGCAGCTTCCAGATCAGCGCCTTCGCCACCGGACCCACGGCTCATGCCGGGGTGGAGGCGTTCGCCACGGTCAACTATGGTCAGGCGCGGCAGGGCATACTGGTCAACCTCGCGGGCACCAAGCAGGCGATCACGGTCCTGACCAACCCCGATCCCTTGCGCAATCTCATGACCGACGTGTGGACCGGCGAGGTCCTGATCATCCGCGACAATATCGTCTACTGGCTGGACGCCAACAATCCGGACCCGGCGCGTGAAAAATATTCGTGGAAGTCGAAGAAGTTCAAGACGCCGTTCATGAAGAACCTTGCGGCGGCGCGCATCTTTTTCGACGTGCCGGATACGGTGCCTTCCGTCGGCCCCTACATCACGCTCAGGGTTTACGCCGATGACCGGCAAGTGCTGGTGCGGGACATCAACGCTTCCGGCGAGCTGATCCGGCTCCCCAGCGGCTTCAAGGCGACATGGTGGCAGTTCGAGGTGGACAGCATCGTGCCGATCGCCGAGATCGCCATCGCCAACACCGCAAAGGAGCTCCTCGGTGCCTAAAGCCAACATGCCTTCCATACCCGTGCCGACGATGGATAGTCGCTCGCTGCAGGCCTCGCTGATGGTGGCCAAGCAAGCTATCGAGCTTTTGGCCGGGCAGAGCGGAAATGATCAATCGAACGCCGCCGTCACATGGCAGGATCTGGTCACGCTGGGGATCATCAATCAAGCGCAGGTTCCGAAGAAATGATTGTCCACAACAACCCCTCAGCCACGCATCTTATAGCTCACGCCGCCGGGGTGGTCTTCAATGCGGACTTCGACGTGTGCCTTGCGCGGATCGAGGAGAAGGATGGGATGGCGGTTACCCGCGGGGGTATCATCATTCAGAACTACAACAAGGCCAGCATATACTTGCACATGGCGGGATTCGACGGCCGCTGGATAAATACTGACATGCTCTGGATCACGTTTGACTACCCATTCAACCAGTTGAAAGTCAGGAAAATCCTGTGCCCGATCCCGTCCAAGAACACCCGCTCGCTTGCTATTAACCTGCGGCTGGGGTTTAAGATTGAAGCGAGGATTGCTGACGTTTTCCCAGATGACGACATGATCTTGACGTCGATCGTCCGAGAAAACTGCCGATGGCTCGACATCAAACCTAAAGGCATCCAGCGGAGATACAGCGATGGGTAAAGGTGGTGGAGGGAAAGCCCCGGACGCACCAAACTATGCGCCGCTGATGGCTGCGATCACGCAGGCCGCGAACAACCAGTACGGCACCGCGCAAGACCAGCAGAACTGGGCGAACGCGCAGTTCGGCCAGAACTACGCCCAGAACCAGCAGGTCAACCAGAACCTCGCCCAGCTTGCGGGCGGCATGCAGGGGCAGGGCCAGACGGCGGCGAATCTCTACGCCCAGTCTTATGCGCCTCTACAGGCGAAATATGTTCAGGAGGCGCAGGACTGGGGCAACGAAACCAATCAGGGTTATGCCGCTAGTCAGGCTCAGGCCGGCGTGGCGCAGCAGTTCAATCAGGCGCGTGACGCCAGCGTCCAGCAGCTAGAGAGCTACGGCGTCAAGCCCAGCGACACCCGCATGGCGGCGCTCGATATCGGGGCGCGCACGGGTCAAGCCGCGGCGGAGGCCGGTGCGGGAACCAAGGCGGCGAGCGACCGCGTGATGCAGGGCATGCAGCTCCAGCAGGGCGCTATCGGTCAGGGTCTGCAGACCGCCGGTCTGGCGAATCAGGACTGGACCGGGGCGGCTGCGATGACCAACCAGCAGCTCAACAATTCTCTCCAGACGACCGGCAGCGGCGCTCAGACGATGGGCACCGGCCTTGGCTGGACCGGCGCGGCCAACCCCATGCTGACCGCCACCGGCACCCTGATGAACCAGCAGTACCAGAACGAGATCGAGAAATACAAAGCGGAGCAGTCGGCATCGTCTGGCACAGGGGCGTTGATCGGCGGCGCGCTTGGGCTGGCGACAAAGCTTATCCCCTCCTTCGCCCAAGGCGGCGGGGTTCCGCCAGACCAGACGCAGGGGGGCGCGATCCCCATGCAGGCGTCCCCGACCAATGGATCGGCGGTCGACGACGTTCCGGCGGCGCTCACTGTCGGGGAGTTTGTTGTGCCGAAGGACGTCACGAGCTGGCTCGGCGAGAAGCACCTGCAGCAGCAAATCCAGAAGGCTCGGCAGGAGAAGCAGCAGGCTCAGGCCAAACCAGAAGTTCACGCCGCGATACCGCAGGCTCCGACCTTCGCTTCGCGCCCCCAGCAACCGCAGCCGCAGGGCGCATTACCCCCGGGGTAACCCATGTCCAGAGGTCAGGAAGTTAAGGACTTTCTCGCCGCCTTTCAGGCCACGAGCAAGATGGTCGAGGACCGTCGCTGGCACGATATCCTCGAGGCATATTACAACAAGAAAAAGGACAACTCCGCCACTGGTGGGTTCGACTATGACGCCGCGCGCAGAGCTGCGGGTGTCGGCAATGTGTCGACCGGCGCTGGCGGCGGTGGGGGCGGCGGCGCTGCCGCTGGCGTCGCCATCCCGCCAGAGGGCGTCAAGAAGATCCTCGACGAGAATGTGCCGGAGAGCATGCGCCCGTTCGCCTACCAGATGGCGTCGAAGGAAAGCAGCTTCAAACCTGATGTCTCCTCGCCCACCGGGTGCCGGGGCTTGTTCCAGTTCTCCAAGGGAACCGGCGGGCATTACGGCATCTATGGGGAAGGCGGCGACCAGCGCGGCGACCCGGTCGCCAACACCAAGGCGTTCGTCAAGCTCACGCAGGACAACGCCGCTTACTTGAAGGATAAGCTGGGGCGTGAGCCGACATGGGCCGAGCTCGCCATGGCCCACCAGCAGGGGGCTGGCGGCGCGGTCAAGCTGATCAGGGGCGAGACGGGCGTCAACCAGAACAATCTGGCGGTGAACGGCGTCCCCGCCGGGTCCAGCCCGCAGCAGGCTGCGGCCCACATCTCGAAGTTCTATGGCGTCCCCAATACGCCGTGGAACCAAGCGATGACGAGTGCGGAGAAGACCACGGCTGAGACTACCGCCCAGCCCATGCAGAACCAGCCGCCGCGGCCTTCGATTACGACTGGCCCGGTGACCAAGCAGTTCGCCCCTACCGGCGAGCCGGAAGCCGCTATCCCGCCCGCCGATGCCGGCTCCAAGGCCCCGAATGACGTGCATACTCTCCTCCCTGCCGACACGGGTCCTCCGGGCCTGCACAAGGACTCCAGCGGGAAATGGGTAGGCGCTGACGGGACCCCTGCCGGTGCGGATTATTACAAGGACGGCGTTCACTACCGGAACACCGCCGGCGCTTGGGCTAAAGGGGATGAGCCGGCGAAAGATAAACCCTCCGCCGACAGCCGCACTTCCGGCATGGAACCCAGTGCCACAGGTGCGGGGGCGACCAGCTTGAAGCCGAAGGAGTGGGACACTTGGTCCTCGAGCAAGCAGCAGTCGTGGCTGGCCCGCAACGGCACCAATCCGGAAGCCCAGAAGTGGCTGAAAGATCAGGGCATAACGGAGACGATCCCGGTCACGCAGAAGAAAGCCGAGGACACCACCCAGCCGCAGAACCAGCAGGTCGCCTCCGCGACCCAGAACGACGCCACGCCCACGGGCGAGAAGAGCTCTTATGTTCCCGATATCACCAAGGGCGCGATCCCCGAGACTCCCGTTACCCCCGGAAGTAACCCCCTAGCCGACGCTGGGGCAAGCATCAGCAAGGGGCTAGGTAGCCTCGGAAGCGCGGTCAACCCGCAGAGCTGGAAGCTGTCCGCGCTCGCGCCGGACCCGAGCTTCGGGCAGACCGATACGGTTGACCAGACAGACAAGTCCGACACGACTGACCAGACCCCTGCCATCCCCACGGACGACTCCTCCTTCTCGCTGTTCGGCGCGAAGGGCGGGCTGATCCAGCGCGTCGAGCACATGGCTGGCGGCGGCACCGCCGGCGACGATGATGAGGAGGAAGACACCAGCTCGCCCGAGAAGATCGCGCAGACCGCCACTGGCGTAGCTCCGCCTTCTCCCGCCGCCGAGGCTGCTCCCGCTGCTCCCGCTGCTCCCTCTGCGGGGGCCGCTTCCGCTGTCCCTGCGGGCGGCGCACAGCCTCAAGCCTCGCCCGATGACCCGATCACCGCGCTGGGCAACGCCATCAAGGGCGCGCTCTCGGGCATTCAGGACACCCTCGGCCTCGGCGGCGCGGTGCATCCCGGAGCTGACGCGCATCACGCCGCCGCCAAGACCCTCGAGAAGGGCAACGGCGCGCTGGACGACAAGACCTACCATGCGACGATGAACGCGGTGGACAAGGACGGCCAGTTGCCGGGCGCGATCGCCAATGCCTACGCCCTGACCAAGGCCTACGAATATCACATGGAGCATGGCGACGCCGCCAAGGCCAAAGCCGCCGCGACGGACCTCGTATTCTATCTCAAGCAGAAAGCCGCCTATTTCGGCGATCAGGCGGTGAAGGAAACTGATCCGGTCAAGCGCGCGCAGCTCGTCAACGCGGCGCTCAATCAGGTCCCGAGCACCAACGAGACGACCGCCACGCCAGCCACCGACGGTTCCGGCGGCGGCACGTTCACGGTCAAGGACCCCAAGACCGGGGAGATCATCACGCAGGGGCCCTATACCCCGCAGATGCTGCTCGCCGCCGCGATGAAGATGAAGGATGGCTCTGGCTATTACTCCCAGCTTCTCGAGAACTCCGGCCAGCAGCCCAAGCGCGACCCCGCCGCCGAGCGCGCCGCCGCCCTCAAGCAGAAGGAAGCCGCCGACGCCGCCGAAGAGAAGCGTGTGGCCGACGCTCGCAGGGCGTTCGATACGGATGGAGCGCCCGCTGCCGCCGCTCCCGCCGAAGGAGCGCCCGCTGCGGCTCCTGCGGCAGCGCCTTCCGCCATACCCCCGGCGGTAACTGCCCCGGCTCCCGGCGCTCCCGCGCCCGGTCCACAAGCTGCCGCTGTTCCGCCGGTCACCCCGCCGACAGGGGCGGCGATCCCGACGTTCGCGATGAACGATCAGACGGCTGCGGCGGCTCCAGCCCCCGCCGCGCCGCCGGCTGCGCCATATCAGGCTCCAACTCCTGCAGCCGCAGCAGGGCCGGGGGCGATCCCGACCATGGCCCAGAACATCCAGCCAGCGCCCTCCGCTGCGGCTCCTCCCGCGCCAGCGCCCTCGGCTGCGGCTCCAGCGGCTGCGGCTCCCGCTCCTGCGCCGACAGCCGCGGCCGATCTGCCCGATCTGCCCGGCAAGCCAGAAGCGCCGACGCCGGAAGAGATCGCCATGTCCAAGCGCTCCGCCGACATTCTCAAGGGCATGAGCCCGCAGAAGCGCGAGCAATGGAACGCGCTCGACAAGGACAACCAGAAGGACGTCCAGTCGCGGCACATCCTCGCGGTGAAGGAGGCCAAGGATAAGGTCGACGCCTTCAACACATGGCAGGAGAAGAACGACGCGGCGAAGCAGAAGGCGCTCGCCGGGCTCAAGGCCAACCCCGAGGGCGAGTACGATCCGAGGGAGGACGCGGCGCAGAAGCAGAACGCGACCGACGCCTACGACTCGTGGGAGGCCGATCAGAAGGCCGATCCGGCGAAAGCCGCGGAACTGGCGAAGATACCCCCGGTGGTAAAGCGCCAGACGCTCGATCTGGTCACTCACGCCCTGCGGGCCAACAGCTCTCTCACCGCCGAAGAGGCGCTGGACTTCGCGCACAACGTCATCCAGCCGGTGAGCCCGGTGAAGCCGGGCGACATCAAGGCGATGCCGCACGGCGGCGTCGAGATCAATATGGACGGCCATACTGTCGTACTGAGCAAGGATGGCACCGCGACCATGATGAAGCTCAAGAAGAAGCTGTTCGACGATTACGTGGCCAAACAGAAGACGGACGCGGAAGCGGCGGAGAAAGAGAAGTTGAAGCAGAAGGCCATCGGCGATGTGATCGAGGGCGCGTCAAATCTTGGGTCCGGCAGCAGCATGGCGAAGGAGGCCGGGGAGACAGTCTCCCGCATTGGCAGCGGCGTCAGCGGCTACTGGGACGCCATGAGAGGGTTCTTCACGCCGAAGCCCGGCGTCGTGGCTGGTGAGGAGAAGGGGTTCGCCTTGCCGCCCGACGCCCAGAGCGCCTATACAGGTCAGGAGCAGGAGCCGGCTCCCGGCATGACAAAACAGCCCTCGCAGCAAGCGACGAGGTTCCTTGGCGTCCCGTATTGATGAGGTTGGTTCATGGCTGACGCACCCTATGACGTGGAGAGCGCTTACCGGGCCTTGAGCGTCGATGCGCCGGCCGAGCCAGACACCGGGACCCCCGACAAGTCCAAGCAGGACACCGGTGGCGCGACGTTTGGCGACTGGGGCAAGAACGTCGCCGGCGGCGTGGTCGATCTGGCCCGCCAAGGCACGGCTGCGGGGCAGTTCGCCGCCGAGGGAGCTGACCAGCCCAACACCACCAAGATCATGCGCGGCCTGAACATCCTGCTGGGGTTGGGCGGGCAGTCGATCGAGGAGTCGCTTACCCCCGGCGGTAAGAGGGCGCGCAACGCCGCGATTCTCCCCGACGCCGGGCAGGCCAGCGTGTTCGAGCATCCGCTCGACAGCGCCATGATGAAGCTGGGCGGCGCTGCGGTGCCGCTGGCGGTCATGGCGGCGCTGCCCGAAAGCTTGCTGGCGCAGGGCGCGGCTGGCGGCGTCATGCAGATGGGGCAGGTGGTCGACAATGCGATCACATGGACCAACGCGCTCGATGACGATGAGCTGAAAAAGCAGGCCCCCGCCTATAAGGCCCTGCGTGAAGACAAGGGGATGGATGAGGACGCCGCGCGCGTCGCCCTGCACAAGATGCAGGTGTCCGGTCGCGATCTGGCCGTGCATGGCCTCGTCGGCGCGGCCACGATGGGCGCGCTGGGCAAGGCGGTCAAGGCTGGCGTCCCGGCAGAGGGAGCGCTTGCGCGCGCGGGCCTTGGAGCCGCCGAGGGCGGCGTCGGCATGGGCGCGGCGTCGGTGGACGTCGCCAGCGGCCAAGCGCAATCCGACATTGCTGCGGGCCGGGCCGGCGCGAAGCCGCTGTCGTTTCAGGACGGGGCGCACACCTTCTTCAACAGCGTGTTCGAGGGCGGGGTGCTGGGTGCGGGCGCTGGCCTCCTGCACGGCGCTCCGAAAGGCAAGGACAAGGGCAAAGCGCCGGGGACCGAGGTTACCGATGCAATCTCTCCGCCTTCCGCCGAAACCGCGGCGCTAGGCACCGCAGCCGATCCCGACGGCTCCATCGCCGCCGCTCAGGCTGTCGCCCAGAAACAGGCGATCCACGACGCTATCCAGAAGACGCTCGCCAACCATGCCGCTCCCCCTTCGGCCGAGGGCGCGCCCCCAGCCGCAGGCGCGCCTCCTGCCGTTGAAGCTGCCCCTGTTTCGCCAGCTCCGGGCGATCAGGCTGCGGCCGCTGGCGCGCAGGGGGCGGTCGCCCCGCCCGGCGGCACACCTCCCGAGGTCGCCGCCGCCATCCAGCGCACGGCCCCGACACCCGCTCCAGAGGCTCAGGGAGCCCCGCCAGCGGCTTCGAGCGCTCCGGGCCGTCAAGTACCCCCGGAGGTAACCGCAGCCGCCCAGCGCCTCACGGAGGGCCAAGTAGCCCCTGCCCCTGCGGAAGCCCCGCCCGCGCCCGCGCCCACGGCCCCGACGACCCCCGCCACCCCCGAGGGAGTCGCGGCGCTCAAGGAGAAGACAGAGCAGGCTGGCGGCGTCCAGCAGGAGCCCAAGGCCCAGCTTGCGGAGCAGCGGCAGCAACTGGTCGACGGCAAGGTGCCGGCGCAGTTCTTCCCGAAGCCCGAAGGCTTCAAGAAGGGCCAGAAGGCCTATGCGCCGCAGCCGCCGGAAGGCATGTCCGTGGCCTACACGCCCAAGGGCACCTACCACTACAACCCGGAGAAGACCTCCTATTCCGAGATCCTCAAGGCCGACAAGACCGGGGACACCAGCAAGATCCTCGGTCTGGGCGAGCACAGCGTCGCCGATGTCGTCAAGGAGTCGGTCAAGACCGGCGAGCCGGTCGAAGCCGTGCGTCAGGTCACCGCAGAGGGGACGCCCGTCAAGGAAGCCCTCGCTGCGGGCAAACAGGTCCCGGAAACCGCAGCGGAGCTGGAGAAGACCAAGCCGCCGGGCGGTCACGTAGAGACGACAACGCCAGACGCCGCGGTGAAAGAGCGCGAGGAGGGCGCTAAGTCCGACACTGAGGCCCTGATCGAGGACTTCGATAAAGGCGTCGCAGAGCGACAGGCCCAGCGGGAAGCGGGCGAGGCCAGAACCGAGGCTCTCACGGCCAAACACGCTGTCGAGAACGCCAAGACCCCCGAGGGTAAGGCGAAGGCCGAGGAGGTGCGGGCCAAGGCAGAAGCAAAATCCAAAGCCGCGGAAGCCAAACACGCGGAAGCCAAAGCCGCGCGAGCTCCCAAGCCCGAAGCCGAAGCGCCGGTTACTCCCAAGGGTAAGGCGAAGGCCGAGGAGATCAAGGCCAAGGAAGCCCCCAAGCCAGAAGCCGAAGCGCCGGCCAAGCCCCGCGTCCTCACCGATCTGACGGCGGAGGCGAAGCTGAAAGCCGACGCCGAAGCCGCCCGCAAGGCGAAGTCCGAGAGCGCCACCAAGACCGAGGTGCGCTCCGAGGCGTCGTCAGGCCCGCGCACGACCAAGAAACAGGCGGAGCTCATCGCCAAGGGCGAGAGCGTGTCCACCCTGCACCCGAATCCGGGGGAGCTGGAAGGCAAGGCTGCGGCCAAGGATCGCGAGAACGCCAACAAGGTCGCCACGAATGTCATAGAAGCCGCCACGAAAGAGAAGCCGGCCCCCAAGCCCTACGTCGACTATGCCGAGGCCTATGCGAAGCCGCGTGGCGGCACTGGCAAAGCGGCCCGAGAAAATCAGGCGGCGCTCGCCAAGGCGCGGCAGGGGCTCGCCGATTACGAGGCCGGGCTCAAGGGCGAGGGCGTCGTCCGCAAGACCGGCACCGCAGTCGAGAAGGAAACCAAAGCCGCCACTCAGGCCGAGCACGAAGCCAAGGCGAAGGAAATCCTCGCGGCGAACCCGCCGAGCAGGCTCGAGAACACCTCGAAATACATCGAGGCGCTGCATGCGCGCTTGAAGAACATCCTCCAGCAGGCCAAGGACGCTGGCGTCGAAATCCCGAAGCGCGTCGAATCCGCGCCCAAGACCGGCAAGGCGCTGTTCAAGGAAGGCGGAGAGACGGAGGCCGCGCCGCCGCCGGACCATTTGGCGTTCCTGCGCACGGTGCAGGAGCTGGTGCGGGATATTGGCGACCGCCCCAACGACCCGCGTGTGCTGGATCGCATCCATACCTTCATGGGTAATGAGGTCATGGCCCGCGCCAACGACTTCTCTCTGATGCGGGAGACGCGCGCTGTCGAGGGCGGCGCTGGGCATGCGTCGTTCGATGAGGCGCGGCGCGGCGTCTCCGACGAATACGAGCGTGAGGCCGGTCGCGCCCATGGCGACGTGGAGCGCACGGAAAAGGACAGGGAAGCTGACCTGACGGAGACGGTCGGCCGCAGGTTCCTCGGCGGCAAGGGCACGATGAAGGATGGGCTTTCCGGAGTCGAGGCGAAGCCGGTCCAGACCACGACGCTGTCCAAGATATTCGAGCATTACCGCGGCACCGGCAGCTCGGTGCTGACCAAGGCGCTGCGGCCGATGCTGGTCACGCACATCAAGAATCTGGTCGGCGACCTGCCGGTTCACATCGTCACCGCGAAGGACATGGCGCGGCTGGTCAAACTCAAGGAAGGCGAGACGCTTCCCAACGCTTACCACGATCCGGTGGGCAAGCAGATCGTCATCCGCGAGGACATCGCCGCGAACCGGGAATGGGGCGCGCATGCGGCGGTTCACGAGGCGATCCACTCGATCCTCGAGGACGCCATCGACAACAAGCCGAAGCTCAAGCAGACGATCCGCAACCTGATGGACGTGGTCCAGAACGAACTGGACCGGGCGCTGGGCAAGGGCTGGGAGAAGGGCGAGCTGGGCGATCACTTCGCTTATGGCCTGACCGACGAGCATGAGTTCATGTCGGAGGCGCTGGGCAACCCGCACTTTCAGGATTTGCTTTCCGAGATCCAGATCCCGGCCAGCATGCAGGCTTCGATACCCATGCGCGCCCCGATCCGCGCCACGGTCAAGACCGTGTGGCAAGCGATGGTCGGCACGGTGCGCGAGGTCCTCGGGCTGCGGGAGAATTTCCACACCACGCTGGAGGGCGTCCTGCGGGTGGCGCACAGCCTTGAGCGCCCGGAAGCGCCGGGAGTTACCCTCGGAA